TCAAATGGTAGGCAATGTCTGTTTGTTGTATGTTCCTGGCTTTTATTACTTCGTTCAAATCGTAGAGTACATCGACACGAACACAGTAAGGATGGACAGAGCGGCAGCAGGCACGGGCTCTAATCGGAGTCTGTATGTGGGAGGGGCCTACAAGTTTGGTGCGAATAGTGATACTGAATTTGCTGGTTCGGTGGCTGATGGTAATGTGCTGTGGATAGGAGGAGGCGTGCATTCCCCGATAGAGGTACTTTCGCCTGCCAGTAAGTGCTCAGTGTTTGGGTACGGTACTTCGCGGGGCGATAGTCCAGTTGGAGATAGCCGACCGCTTTTAGACTTTGGCAATTTGTCCCTGAATAGCGGGGTGGTAACCCTTGGAATCAATTTTCGGCATATTCGGGTTCGTGGCAGCAACCTTACATCAGTAGTGGGGGGATTCCAGGATAGCTCCGGCATTGCGTATAATTGCCAGTTCATCGAAGATGGTGCAGTTGCCAATCGTCGAGCATGTTCGCTTGATTCCGGAACCTACATCCTTTGTGATTTTGTGTCCACTCTTGGGTATGGGGCCAGGGGTGGCGGCTATTTTGCACTTTATTGTTGCGTCTTCCGTGACAGCAACGAGGGTCTCAGAATTGAGACCGCGTCCTTTTCGGCTTCGACTCACATAATCCAGCATTGTGTCTTCACAAGAAACACAACTGCGGGTCTCAGAGTTACCGGGAACTACGGCAGAATGCGGGTGGTAGGAAACATCTTCTACAATAACGGGGCAGGCATTCTTCGCACAGACACATCAAACTACCAACTGGACCTGATTAACAACATCATTGCCAAAAACACTGTCGGGGTGGACTACAGTATCGACCCTAACAGACTCCACTCAATGCACAACTGTTGGTGGGATAACGGTGTAGATGGAGCCAATGTCGTCAAGGGCATCGGGGACATTTCGGCCAACCCATTGATGGTTGATCCTGACAACGATGACTACCGGCTTCAGAACGGATCACCTTGTTTTGACGCTGGTCTGATGCTGGGCGCTATGGTGGGACTGTGACGGACGGGTATCATACTAACATCGGCCCATTCCAATCGGCCGAGGAGAGCGACTCCTACGGCGTGCCGATTGGTCCCTACACGGATGTTGTCATTGTCAGAAACATCGTCCCGGCCATTGCCGGCAAGGGCCGTATGTTGGTCACGGCCGACGTGGTCGCAGAGGATATTGTGCTGGAAACGGAGGTTGATCCGACCCTCACGGTCCTTCCGTACCGCCCAGAAAGGCCGTTAACTGAGCACTTGATCTTCAAGACAGAGATTCATCGGACCCTGGGCGGGCAGGAAACCAGAATGCCTCTGCGCAAATGTCCGCGAATAGCAGTGGAGCCTAAAATTGCGGACGGCCGGCAGTTTATGGAAAGCTACCTGCCGGCATTAGCAATGGACGAAATGGTTTTTCCGTATTGGCATGAGCCGGCCTATCTGACGGCGGCGGCCTCGGCAGGACAATCCTCGGTGATGGTAGGCACCACCGCCGTGTCTCAGTTCAAGGCAGGGTATTTCGCCTTGCTGAGCCATATAAGCGGGAAATACGATATTTGCAGGGTGTCGTCCGTTGCGGCAGATGCTCTGGAATTTGACGGGCTTTTGTTGAACGACTATCCAATAGGCTCTGAGGTCCTGCCGGCGTATAAGTGCTGGGCGGATCGTATCTCAGTCACCAAAAGGCTGCGATACGCTATGTATGATCTGAAGCTGGAGATGTCTCCGGTGGACAATGACCTTGGCGTGACTCCGTATGCCAACGGAGAATTGTCGATGGTTGATGTCAACTACATAGATTTACTGCGAGAGTCGCATTCGCGGCCTCACTATAGGCTGGATTCCGGGTATGGCTTGATGTTTCGGACTGTGCTGATTGATCGGGGCGACCGGGGCTCTTTGCTGGGGTTCTGGACCCACAGCCGCGGGGAGCTTTGGGCGTTGCGGCAATTGCTTTACCGGCTACGAGGCCGCGCCATCTCTTTTGATCTGGCCACATTTGCGGAGGAGTTAACTCCCAATGCGGCGCTGGTTGGGGGCAGCACGTCGCTGAACGTGGCGTATTGCGGATACACGGATTTCGTGAGAAGCCGGCGAAACTCAATCCGGATAGTTTTGAGGGATGATACGGTCTTGTCGCGCACAGTAGTGGATTCCCAGGTTATCTCGGACGCAACTGAGCGGTTGACGCTCAATGCCGCCTGGCCGGAGACTATCCAGCCAGAGAGCGTGGCGCGAATCGAATACTTGGATCGTGTGCGACTGGACGCTGACGACATTGTCATCCAGCACCAGAACGCCCTGGGCTGGGCTTCCTGCCAGATTCCCGTCATTACCGTGGAGGAGTGATGCTCCCTGTAGAGCTTACGACCATAGTCATTGGATTGTCCACTTGGCGAATCCACAACGCGGTTGATGAGACCATAGTGGTGGGAGTCAACACGTTCTATCCCCTCGCAGCAATGAGCCATGACGCCATCACTGACGGCACAGAGCCCTTAGCGATTAGGATGCCTGCCAGTCACGCGATCCCTCAGCTTTACAAGACGATTGCCCCGTCAGACAAGGCCAGTCTGCTAATTCAGTGGCTCGACACTGAGGACAATCCGGCATCGTTGAGGGTCCGGTATAAGGGATGGATCAAATCAGTAAAGTTTAGCGACGACGGACAGATCGCGGAATTTATGGTCGAGTCGGTTGTCACGTCGTTTGAATATTCACTGTGCTCCGATGTCTACTGCACACAGTGTCAGGTCGAGTTGTTCGGCACTCAGTGCGGCCTCAATCGAGAGGATCATAAATTCGAGGGCACAGTATCGGAAGTCTCCGGAAACGAAATCACTGTGCCCGGCTTGTTTGCTGATAAGGGGGATCAGTGGGCAGTTCCTGGCACGGTCAAGTTTGGAGACGACTGGAGACAGGTCTATAAGCAAGAGGGTGACGTGCTGACCCTGTCTGTGCCGTTCTATGAGGACGTAGACGGAGAAGATGTAGTGGTCTATGCCGGATGCAACCACACACCCAATGTCTGTCACGGAACCTTCGACAACATAGTGAACTTTCGCGGGTTTCCGTACATCCCTACTCGAAACATATTCCTGACGGGGCTGCAATAATGGGAATTTGGCTGGTCATGGCCCTTTGGGGCGCAACGTTTGCGTTTAGTCAAGTCCTGGCGGAACGTAGGGCCAAAAAGGAGATGCAGCACGCAACGCCAAAGGCGCTGGAGGAGCTTAGTATCCCCAGTACGTCTGAGGTCAACCCCATCGCGCTGGTGGTTGGGACGCAAAAAATCCGGTCCCCGCAGCTACTGTGGTATGGCAACTATCGTGCGACCGCGAACAAGGTCAAGGTGGACGTGAGCATGTTCAACTCGAAAAACGTGGTCACGGGCTACAATTACTATCTATCGTTTCAGTTCGGCCTGTGCCGGGGTCCCGTTGCTCTGCGAAAAGTCTGGTACGGCAATACGGTAGTGTGGGAGGGTTACGCCGACAAGGTCACGGACATTAGTTTCCCGCCCCTCAACACCACAACCACCCTGGGCCAAAACCACCTGACCAACTCTGAGCCTACGGGCGCTATGCGATTCTATCCGGGAACTGAAGATCAAATGCCGGATTCCTATTTGGCTGAATTTCAGAATCCCTGCCCGGCCTACCGGGGCACGGCCTATGTGGTCATCGATTCCTTCATTGGTCAGGACGCCTCGCTACAAAATTGGACGTTCGAGGTCCAGTCCAGCCTCAACGGCCTTGAGCTTCCGCAGCCTGACCTTACACTTCTGGCCCAGGGGACTGCTGCGCCGGATGTTGACCTGTCCGGGCACGACAGCTACGCCATTAAGTTTGTGTTGCCGGAATCTAAGCGATTGTCTTATGCGAGGGTGTGGGCCAAGCGTGCGCCGGGCGGCGGTGTTCTTTGGATTGACGGCCGGATTTATTATATGGGCGTTGTGGGTGTCACCAATGCGAGTGGCGACTTGCCGGGAAATACCAAGTATTTTTGGCAGGGGGTTGGCTACGGTGACTGGAATAGCGAGGCGACCTACGACTGGATTTATTTGTTCTTTGGCGGGCTGGCGTTGGAGGCCGGGACATATTATTTTGTGTTCCAGGGCGGTCGAATTCCCGCTCCGGGAATCACGATTCACGCAGAGGCTGGCGCTGATGTTTCCAACACGGCTTATTATTCGGGGGGCGCGTGGCACTCGCTTTCGCACCTGTGCAAATTCGAGGTCCACGGCTGGGACGAGGATGAGGGAACCTCTATCATTTCAGACATCAATCCCATGAACCTGGCGTACCAGACATTGACCGAATATCTACATTTCACGGACGACGACATTGATCTGGTTAATTTCGAGGCCGCGGCCACGACCTTGACATCCGAAAATCAGGGCATGGGGCTGGTCTTGACTTCGACTACACCGGCCGTAGACGTGCTGTCGATGATCGAAGATCAGGTGGATGGTCGCTTCTATTTGGACAGGGTTACAGGAAAGTGGTGCATCCAGCTTATTCGGGATGACTATGATCCAGAAACGATTCCCGTTTTGGATGACGACAATATTGTTCGGATCGAGACATTCTCGCGAGGCACTTGGCAGAGTACGATGAATACCCTCCAACTGGAGTTCAACAATCGCGATGGCGATTATGCGGATGCGTCGATTATGGCCATAGATCACGCCAATGTGCAGATACAGGGCGGTCGAGTGCCGGCCCCCGCCACTCGAATGCCTGCGGTGTGTACCAAGGAGTTGGCCACAGTCCTCGCCTGGCGTGAACTGAAGTCCTTCTCGGTTCCGCTGTGTCTCGCCAAAGTCCGTGTCACAAGAGATCAGTGGAATCTTCACGAAGGCCGGCCGATTCGATTCGCTCCTGCCTCTTTGAATACGAACATTGTTATGCGAGTCGTCGGCATGATGCCCAGCGATGAGGATAATGGGCCAATCGAGCTTGACTTGGCGCAGGACATCTTTACTGGCGGGGAGATCACCCTTGCGAGCCAGTCCTCTTCGTGGCAGGAAGAGAGCACGTCCTTGATTCCGTTCGATCACCTGGCCGTCAGCGAAATGCCTGAGGCCGTGCTGAGGAGACAGTCGGACACGACGGGCAGTCGTCTGCTGGCGGCTGCCGCTGCCACTGGCAAGGGCGAGGAAGGTTACGATATATTTGCGGATGCGACTTTGGTCGGGGACGGCTCTGTCACGCCCAGGGCTTTGGTGGACGGGGACTTGTCCGCCGTCGCTACCGTGGTCCCGATAGTTACGGATCAGCCTTTGTCCAGGTTTCCTGTGACGACTGACAGTGACATCGGGAACAACCTGAGCGGGCTAATTTTGGTGGATGACGAGCTAATGGCCGTTCGATCCGCCGCCGAGACCGACGTGGGGCTGAGTCTGACAGTCTACCGCGGCCTTTGTGATACGTCGCCGGCGGCCCATTCCTCGGGCGCGGACGTGTGGCTGCTATTCATGGGATGGGCCGGCAGCACTTCGGCCTTGACCCGGAACAGTACGGTGGATGTTAAACTGATTCCAAAGACTGTTGTGGCGCAGGTTGATGAGGCTGACGTGACTCCTGTGGAGATCACCCTTCAGGACAGAGACTTGCGGCCCTACCCACCTACCAATCCGCGGCTGAACGGCGACCTGACTCCGGCCGAGGTCGATATTGATTCTGGCGTGACCGTCACCTTCCTCCGGCGCGATCACCGTATCTACGACGAGGTTTCGCAACTGGCGGTGGACGCGGAAACGCTGGACCCGACGTTCCCGGCGGCGGAGGGGACGCAGTATCGGTTGCGACTCAAGGAGGATGGCGATGTGGTTTGGACGGGCGAGTACAACGGCGGCCTCGCCAGCCTGGGCGTGTCGCTGGTCAAGATCATACGAGCCTGCGATGGCTGCCCGACAGTCCTGACCTTCGCCGTTACCGCCCGGCACAACACCACCTACGAGGCGCTTCAGGACTTGGAGCATGAGGCCACAGTGGATTCCGTCCTCCTGGACGACACGTACTTGGGGACCTTGGACACGGGCCAAACCAGCGATCCGTGGACCGCCCCGGTTGATGGCGACTACACCTTTACGCTTTCGGCGGCACTGGACGAAGATCTTCAGGCCAAGGTGAATGGCGGAGCACTGCAGACGGTGATTGCGGCGGGAAATCTGGCCGGCGACTTGACAGGGATAGTGGAGTCGGATATAATCGAGATACGGCACACGGACAGTACGTCGTCGGACGAGGTTCTTCTCACCATCGACGCGCCGGGGACTGCGACGGATGCATACGCCGTGTTGATTTTTGAGAACGAGTATTGGAAGACCGGCGGATTCGGACGTGGCGGATTCGGCTTGGACAAATTTGGGAGATAATCATGGCAGATTGGCCGGCAAATGGGACGAATGTTGATACATGGGATGCGGCGCTGAAGACCTATCTGGATGACGAGAAGGCTTCGGGCCAGGCGGATACCGCCGCCGGCTGGACCGGGGCTGACCCGATCTTGGCCGCGGGGACGATTGGCATTGAGACCGACACCGGAAAATTCAAGATCGGGGACGGCACTACTGAGTGGACCAACCTTTTGTACTCCGGCTTTCCACAAGCCTACGGCCACATGTACGCCAAGAACGCCACCATCGTAGTCAATGTAGGTGCCGCGGATACGGCCTACGAAATTGGCTCCGGTCTCAGCAGTGGTCTCGTCAGCGGAACAACCTTCGGCGGTAATCATTACTTGCAAGTCGCCAAAACCGGTATCTACAAGATTGATTATTCCGTTTCTATGGACGCAGTAGTCGCTGCCAGTCAATTAGAGGCTGGGGCTATGGTGAATGGCAGCGAGGTAGCCGACGATGGGGGCGGGCACGGGACTGTCGATACAGGAGACGCCAGCGATTGCATGAGCGGCACAGTCATCGTCAGCTTAGCGGCCGACGATCAGGTCAGCCTCTACGTACGAAATCACTCCGGAGTCAATAACATTACCGTGGAACATTTGAATTGTTCCGTGGTGAGAATCGGCTAATTCCACAAAAAATCGTTGACTTCCTTGCGAACGGATGGTAGAATTTGGCTATGACTGAGAACCAACTGAAAACTATGATGAAGGACACAGTGAAGGAAACACTGACGGTTCTCGGCTTTACGCCCAGTAGTCCGCAGGAGATGCAAAAGGACATGGCGTTTTTGCGGTCGGCCAGAACGGTGTTCGGATCGGTAGTCACGCGGGTCATTGTCGCCTTGGCCTGCGCAGCAGCCTTGGCCGTGGTAGGGTTGGGGATACAGGCGGCCTTGTGTGGGTAGGACGTGCCCCTCATTACATCAATCCAACTCGATAAGGCCGTGCAGGCACTTGCTGAATTGTGGGGGTCTGACTGCGGCAAGGCGAGAGAGCTTCTGGATGTCTTGCGGGGAGAAGAGGTTCGCCGAGACAGGGGCGAACGCCCTCCCGGCCAGCATTCACCGGAAGTCCTTATGGCCGCGAACCGCTGGCTGGCTACTTTGGGATTGACCAAGGCCCTGGAGGCGGCACAAGATTTGTGGGAGATATGTTATGTCCGAAACAAAGCCAACAAACCCGAAGGATGCGGTGGGAAGTCAGAAAGTGCCGATGCACACGGTCCCGCTCAGGGTCCTGCTCGAAATGGGCCTCGGCATGTTAGACGGAGGCTGTAAGTACGGAACCCACAATTACCGAGAGGCAGGGGTTCGGGGATCGGTGTATTTCGACGCCGCGTGTCGGCATTTGTTCGCGTGGTGGGAGGGGGAGGAGATCGACCCGGATAGCGGCATCCACCATATTGTCAAGGCCATGACCACCTTGGCAGTCCTGCGAGACAGCCAGCACATGGGCAATTGGGTCGATGACCGGCCTCCGCGACTTCCCGGCGGGGCGGGCGTGGCGGAGTTGAACGCATTTGCGGCCGAGTTGCTGCGGCGATACCCCTCTCCCGCGGCCCCCTTCACGCACATCAAAGGCGTTTTGAGCGAGTCGCCCGCCGAGCCGGAAGCGTGTTTTGAGGAGAATCCCTAATGTCGGAACACGGAACACTTCATCGCCGAGCCGATCTAATGATTGTGACCTACACAGGCCGGATCGTGCAGCCGCTGGACATAACGGCCGACGACATCGACATCCTCGACATCGCTCATGCCTTGGCCATGAAGTGCCGCTATACAGGGCACTGCCAGAGGTTCTATTCCGTCGCTCAGCATTCGACCCTCATGTCCCAATGGAAGGACATGCCTGGGCCTGCGGCATGGCGGCTCATGCACGATGCGGGCGAAGGCTATCTCCCCGACATCGCCAGCCCCATTAAGGGAAAGTTCCCACAGATGAAGGAGGCCGAGGCCAAGGTCATGCGGGCCGTGGCCGAGCGGTTTGGGCTTCCTCCGTTTGATAGCGTCTACGCGGACGTGCATACTGCTGACGTGTGGATGATGGTGTGGGAGGGTCGGAACAACATGAACGAAGAGAACCACAACGCGGTGTGGTGGATGCTGGACGCTCCGGAGCACGTACTGGACCACAAATTCGTGGCGTGGAGTCCCGCCACGGCAGAAGCCTGTTTTTTGATGGAGGCGAAATGCCTACTCGACCTTTGAGCGACGACACCCGACAAAAAATCAAGGAAGCATTGGCATCTGGGGCCTCCAATCGAGAGGCGGCGGCCTCTGTCGGCGTCTCGGTCGGCACGGTCAGCAATGTGCGAAGCTCATCCCACCTGGAGACGAGTGCCAAGCTGGCGCAGGCAGACGAACGAGCGCGAGTCGCTCAGGGGCAATACCGGGAGGCCCTCTCGCGGATTGGCCAGTTGGAGCAAGAACTATCTGTCATCCGCGATATGGGCGGGATCGTGGACCAAGTCTGCCCAATGTCAATAGCCCTCAAGACCTCCCACAAGCGGCACTCCGCCGTACCATTCTTGGTAGCATCCGACTGGCACGCCGACGAGGTCGTGGACAAGGCCGCCATGAACGGTCTCAATGAGTACAGCCCCACAATCGCGAAGGACAGGGCCAAGACCCTATTTGAGGCGGCAGCGGACATCCTGCGAATCTATGCCGGCAACTCCGACATCGAGACGATGGTCATTGCCGCCCTGGGCGATTTCGCCAGCATGTTCCTGCACGATGAACTGATGCAGACAAATGCCCTCACCCCGCCGGAAGCGCTGCTGGAGGTCCTGGATATTTGGACAGGAGGCATCGACTATCTGCTTGCCTCCGGGACGATACAGAACATCCTTGTCGTGGGGGCTGTTGGAAACCACGGCCGGATCACGAAAAAGCCGATGGCCAAGCGACGAGCACAGACCAACTATGAGTGGATTCTCTACAGCCTTATCGCCCGGCACTACGCGGGGCGAAAAGAGAATCGCGTGCAGGTCCAGATGCCGCGGGGATACTTCAACTATCTGGAGGTTTTGGGCCGCCTAATACGTTGTCACCACGGGGACGCAATCCGGTATCAGGGCGGCGTGGGCGGCGTGCATATTCCGCTGAATAAAGCGATTGCACAGTGGGACAAAGCCCGCCGGGCGGACCTGGACATCATGGGCCACTGGCACCAATGCGATTTCAGCCGGAAGTACGTCATCAATGGCAGCCTCATCGGTTACAACGAATACGGTGAGCAGATCAAGGCTGAGCCGGAACCGCCGCAGCAGGCGATGTTCCTTCTCCACAATCGCTACGGTCACACCGGATTTTACCCACTTAAGGTGCAATAATGACTTATGACGAAAGAGATGAACCATGATCGTTGAGGGCACAACTTCCGCAAAGATAGATATATCCCCGGCCACGGTAGACTCTATCACTGTGACACGACTTTACCGGCTGGCGGGTTTCTATCCGGGCATGATATATTCCGTGTGCGAGGGGAGGCTCTTGGCGATCACTGAGGAAGGGGCCGGGGCACACACCTATTTGCGAAAAGAATGGGTGGAGGGGGCCACGACACTACAGCTTGCCGTGGCTACGATCCTGGAGTCGCTAAGGAGACCGTAGCGTGTGGCAAGATAAAGTAAACGCAACATTCGAGCTATTTGGCGGTCTCCTCATCGCCCTGCACTGCCGCAAAGCGATTCGGGACAAAGAGGTCCGCGGCACGAGCCTGCTGGCCGTCGCTGGTTTTGCTGTCTGGGGATTCTGGAATCTCTACTACTACCCTGCCCTGGATCAGTGGACGAGCTTCGTCGGCGGCCTGGGTGTGGTGGGGGCCAATACGGCGTGGGCCGCCCTCATTATCCGCTACCGTCGGCGTCGAAGCAGAACATTGGGCATAGATTAGACCCATAGGAGGACTCATGTCGATTGTCGTTCTAACAGCAGAACAACTCGCGGAGACGCTGGACTGGTGGAGACCTTACCTGGGCCTCAGCGATTGGGAGATTTGGCTCTCCCTCGTGCCCGGCCAAGACATCGATGCTCTCGCGACCTCCATGACAAAGCTCGCCTTCCGGGAACTGACCATACAAATCGCCACGTACGAGACCCGCACCCCCATCTCCCGCGAGCGCTGTGACATGGAGGTAGACCTACTCCACGAACTGCTGCACGCGGTCAATAACCCCGCTGAACTGGCGCTCGACCTTGACGGCAACACACCTGAAGGCAAGCTCATTGTGGAGCAGCCCATCGAACTGCTGGCGCGATCGATGGTCCGGCTGCGGCGGCTGTCGGGTCCCCGGTTCTCTTGGGAGCACCAAGACCCTGTCGAGGAGGCGATCTCCTGATGCGAGTCCTCGTAGCTTGCGAATTCAGTGCCAGAGTGCGGGACGCCTTCGCCGTTCTGGGCCATGACGCCATGTCGTGCGACCTCCTGGAGACCGAGCACCCCGGCCGACATTGGACAGGCGATGTCCGTGACGTGCTGGGCTGGGGCTGGGGCTGGGATTTGATGATTGCGCACCCCCCATGTACGCACTTGGCCGCGTCCGGCGCTCGCTACTGGGCTGCCAAACGGCAAGATGGCCGGCAGCAAGCCGCCCTGGCCTTTGTGCAACTTCTACTGGATGCTCCGATCCCTCGCATCGCTCTGGAGAACCCCATAGGGATTATCTCGACCGCAATCCGGCCGCCAGATCAAATAATCCAGCCGTGGCAGTTCGGGGACGACGCCAGCAAGGCCACATGCTTGTGGCTAAAGGGCCTGCCTCTGCTGCAACCGACAAACGTCATCCAGAAAATCCGCTACGCGAATCAAACGCCCAGCGGACAGAATCGGCTGGGGCCGTCCAACCCAAATCGGGCGAAAGATCGCAGCCGAACATATCCGGGCATCGCCGCCGCAATGGCAACACAGTGGGGGATTGCCGCATGAAAACCGCCCCAATGAAACACCAGAGCGAGGAACTGTTCGACCACGGGGCAGACCCAATCCGCGCTGTGTTTTGGGAGCAGGGCCTCGGCAAGACGTGGCTGGCCTTGGCTGAGGCCGAGCGCCTATACCAGATGAAGAATATAGACGCCCTGTTCGTTCTGGCCCCGAACGGCATTCACTCTAACTGGGCCAACTACGAGCTTCCGCCCCACCTGGGCGTGCCGTTCCTCTGCCACGCCTTCCACACGTCCAAGGCTGGCACAAAAACAGCCCAGAACGCGGCCCAAGAGGTCTTGAACTATCGCGCCGGACTGGCCGTGCTGGTGATGTCATATGATGGCATCAAGACCGAAAAGGGCAAGGCTTTGGCCAAGGCGTTTTTGACCAAGCGAAAATGTTTCTACGTCTGTGACGAGTCGAACCGGGTCAAGACGCCCAGTGCCGCCGTCACTCGGACTGTTCTGGCGTCGGGCAAGTACGCCGGCTACAAACGGGTCCTGTGCGGGACGCCGATCACCAATAGCCCCTTCGATGTCTATTCACAAATTAAATTCCTGGACCCCACCTTTTGGGAGCGTACGCCCTACGGCCTTGGGTCATTTCAGGCGTTCAAAACATTTTTCGGTGTCTGGGAAAAAGGCTACAATCGTGCCCAGGGGCGGAAATTTGACCAACTCACGGGCTACAAGAATCTGGAGCTTCTCAAGAGACTTTTGGAGCCGCTGGCGAGTCGGCTGCTCAAGGAGGAGGTTCTCGACCTTCCGCCCAAGGTCTACACTTACCGCGGATTCGATCTGACAGCGAAACAACGGACGATCTATTGCGAGCTTGAGACCAAGTTTATGACGATGCTGGACGGGGAGCTTATTATGGCCCCGCTGGCGATCACTCGAATGCTGAGGCTTCAGCAAATCACCTGCGGCTACCTGCCATTGATCCCAGACGCAGATAATCCCAATGGCGGCCATTTCTTGCCGGTAGATTCTCACAATCCTCGCATAGACCTGCTCCAGGAGATCGTAGCGGACTTACCCCACAAGTTTATCGTGTGGGCGAGGTTCCGTGCCGACATCGACGCAATCTGTGCGGCCTTGGGCTCGATCTGTACTCGCTGGGATGGTTCACTGTCGATTGACGCCCGCGAGGAAAACAAGCGCCGATTCCTGGAGGACCCCTCTATCCAGGGCATCGCGGCTACGCCGGAGAGCATGGGAGAGGGCCACACATTGACGGTTGCCAAAACCGAGATTTACTATAGCAACTCGTTCAAGCTCAAGGAACGCCTGCAATCCGAGGACCGGGCGCATCGGATCGGAACCGATACGGCGGTAAATATTATCGACATTATCGCCAATGACACGCTCGATGTCAAGATCGTGGCGGCCCTGCGGCAAAAGCTCGATGTCGCGTCGATGGTTCTCGACAAGAGTTTCCGAGAATGGCTCAAGGTCCCGCCCGTCTCTCAGGCGGAATTCAACCGGCAGGCCCAAATGGATGCGCTCAAAACAGCCTACGCAATCTTCGCGACGGGCAACTGAAAATAATTCTATTTTCTTGTTGACACGGCGTCTGGGATTTGTTAGAATTTGGGTGTAGTGAGTGACACATGAATACGCTGTCTTCCGCGTATTCGAGGAGGATAGTAGTGACAACCACAGGCTACGAAGCGTATCTCAAGACGCCAGACCAAGAGGATGTCCTCGGCAGGATGGCCGTGCTGGCGGAGAGGGCGGCCGAGTTGGACGCCGAGATTGAGCGGACTGAGAAGATACTAAAGCGGCTGTGCGGCCAAAAAGAGGACATCATCGAGCACCTCCTGCCCGAGCTATTCGAGCAAGTAGGCATGACGGAGGTCAAGACCAAGGCCGGGACCAAGCTGAAATCCGAGGAAAAGATCTTCCACAACGTCAGCAAGGCCCGCAAGGCTGCTGCAATGAAGTGGCTGGAGGATCACGGACACGGCGGCCTCATCAAGAACACCGTGGTCGTAGCCTTCAACAGAGGACAAGAGACTGAGGTTCAGGAACTACTGACGACCTTGGCCCAACAATTCGAGAATGTGCGGACAGACAAGGAAGTGGCCCCCGCCACGTTGGGCGCTCTACTCCGGAATTTGCTCAAGGAGGGCAAGGACGTTAATCAAGAACTGTTCGGGATCGTGCGCAGAACCGTAGTGACTATTAGCTAATGCCCAAGAGAACGTCCATTTTAGTTGAAGATCATGTAGTATCGGCCTATTAGGTTGCCGTGCTCTGTGTGTGGGCATCGGCAAGGAAACAGGGGTCAAGGGCTATGCCCCCAATGTTATCGCCGCCTCTGGTATCGGCACACCGCAAAAGCCGGGCGGCACGACCCCACAACATGTCCTTTTTGTAAGTAGGAGATCACAGAACCATGAACGAACTGACGAACCAGCAACCTGCCGATCTGGCCGCCCTCGACTACGGCGACATGGCCCACCTGGGTTACGAGAACACGGGCCGAGATGACATGCTCATCCCGTTCCTCGCGGCCCTCCAGGCGCTATCGCCCCAAGTGCAGGCCGGCACCCCGGACTACATCGAAGGAGCCAAGACCGGCGACCTCTACAACACGGCCACGAAGGCCGTCGTGGACGGGCGCACGGGCCTGCTGTTCATTCCCTGCACGACTCAGCATGTCTTCACCGAATGGGTCCCGCGGGACAGCGGCGGCGGTTTTGTCGGCCAGCACGCCGCGGACTCAGCCGTGGTCTTGGCAGCCAAGGCCGCGTCCACCAAGTTCGGCAAGTACAAGCACCAGACCGAGAAGGGCGAGAACGACTTGGTCGAGACGTTCTACCTGTTCGGCCTGACGGTCGAGGAGGACCTCACGAACCCTCAGCCGGCGGTCATCGCGATCACCAGCACGAAGATCAAGCCCTACAAGCAACTCGTCACGGCGCTGCGCACCTGCAAGGTCCGAGCACCGCTGTTTGCGAACGTCGTCCGAATCAGGACCGCCATCGACAAGAACCCAAAGGGCACCTTCGCCAACTATGTCTTCACCCCGGCCAAGGGCGGCGTCATCGAGTCGCTCCTGCCTCCGGTGGTGGACGGCCGGGTGAACCCCCTCCTGGAGGCCGGCAAGAAACTGGCCGAGGAGATCAACGCGGGACGCGCCCAGGTGGATCAGCGCCAGGCCGGCGATCACGCGAGCGAGGACGACGAGCCGGCGTTCTAATCAAGCCACACACTTCTCTCATCCTTCCTCCGCGCGGGAGAGGGGCATCTGCCCCTCTCCTGTGTATATGTTAAGGGGACAGCATGAACGTGAAAATAAAAGATTCCTGCGGCACGGCAACAATGGCGTGGCAGCACAATTGCCTCTACTACAACCGCCCCATCCCTAACGACTTGGCTGGAGTGCTTGCGGCCGCGTTGGATGCATATGAATATTTTCACTGCCCTCCAGACTATCTTCCTTTTGACGCCGCGGTCGCCGCCTGGATAGAGTGGAAGTCCCGCCGCCACGTTACTGTAACTCTGGAGAACCACGCTACGACGGGTTGGCGTGTAATAATCATGGACTATATTGGCGGCCAACCAGTGAGCAGTTCCCGAATGGCCGCAGAGTCCGTCACAGGCAGTACACTCTCTTGGCACAGTGTGCTGTTCGCCTGCGGAGCGTGCGCTTTCCGATTCAATGCCGCCTTTGCCACGAACTACACCTTGACGGACCTCCGGAACCAACTCCGCCGAGCGTACGAGTGCGCACTGGACGTACTGAGGTCCGTTAAGCAGTGAGCATCTCATCACAACAGTCCTTGGCCTTGGACGCCATTGCTCGCTGGCGGGAGACTCGCGACCAGCCCGTGTTTCGGCTGTTCGGAGCCGCCGGCACCGGCAAAACACACACCATCAAAGAGTTAATCGAAAATAACGTACTATTTGCGACCTACACCGGCAAAGCCGCCCACGTCCTCCGGTCTAAGGGCGTGCCGGCCGTGACGATTCACAGCCTCATCTATCTGCCGAAAGAGAGGTCGCGGTTTCGATTGAATCAGCTTGAGGGCCAGCTTGCCGATCTGCTCGCTGAGCTTGGGCCGAATCAGCCCGGCCGGCAGATGCATGATCTGGAGGCCCGGATTGCGGAGGAAAAGAAGCAGCTTTCCCGCCCCGCGTTTTCGCTCAATCCCGACAGCGAACTACGTAAGGCGAACCTTCTGGTCGTGGACGAAGTCAGCATGGTCGATACTCGGATGGCGGATGACCTCTTGTCCTTCCAAGTACCGATCTTGGCCGTGGGCGATCCTTACCAGCTACCGCCCGTGGCCGGTACGGGCTTTTTCATTAAGGCCACGCCCGACGTACTGCTGACTGAAGTCCATCGACAGGCCGCGGAGAACCCCATCATCCGCCTTGCGACTGAGATTCGCAACGGCAAGCGGCCTAAGCCGGACGGAAATATGGTTGTGCCTTGGGGGTCCACCACCCCAGACGCCGCATTGGGCTACGAACAGATCATCGTCGGCCGGAACAAGACTCGCAAGCAGACTAATTTTCGTATTCGCAGCCTCAAGAAAATCGAGGACCCACTGCCAATAAACGGGGATCGGGTCATTTGTCTGCGGAACAATCACGACGCGGGCCTATTGAACGGGTCCATCTGGCAGGTGGTGGAAAGGGCCGGGGATGACGACATAATCGATCTGGTTGTTAAGGATAATGGCGAGGAGATCACTATACCTGTATGGAGGCATCATTTCACCGATCCCGTCTATGAACCACTGCAGTTGTCCTTCTGGGAACGCCAAGAGGCCGAAGAGTTTGACTACGGCTACGCCATTACAGCACACAAATCGCAGGGCAGCGAGTGGAGCAGCGTTCTCGTCCTGGATGAAAGCAGCGTGTTCAGGGCCGACGCCATGCGATGGCTCTATACCGCCGTCACACGAGCAAAAGACAAACTAACCTTAGTAGTGAGGAACTGAGAATGAAACACGTATTGTTGGTCTTGGCCGTCTTGTTTGTCTGCGGTTGTGCAGACAAGACCCCCGTCCCGTGCCCCGACTTTTCCGTCGGCGAAGTCGTGGCCTTTGCCGCGGACTCGTCTCATGCGGCGGTGGTGACAGATCGGTTTTATAATATTTGGTCCCGCCGGTGGTGCTACTATGTGCAGTACCTGGACGGGTTAGGCCGCATTTGCAACAAAGGCGTGGAAGAATCTACGCTCAGAAAGGTCGTGGATTAGCTGTGAAATACTACACCGCGCTACGCTTTCGGGAGCGGCCCGACCTGCACATGACCCTGACCTTCTATGGGGAGGGCCGGGCGGACGATGTAAAGGCCGTCGTGGATTATATCGCCTCCAAGATTGAGCAGCAACATCCGCGACAACTCATCCTCGATCTGGACCGCCAGATCACGGTGGGCTGGGAAAAGCCGGTTAAGGCCCTGTCCACGGGCCAGCAGTTCCCGCCTTGGATCGTTGCCTTTACGCCGCGGGATTGGTTGCCACATGTCACATGCCCCGACACACCCATGCGACTGACAGCGGTCGCGATTGCCGTCATGTCCAAGAAAACCGAATTGTTTCGTTGGGAGTTACCATGAATAATCCTCGCGTCGAGGCCGCCTATGATCGCATCATGCGCATCGCGACCGGCTCACTGACTGACCAGAAGATCACTCTCTATGCCAGTTGCGACGAGAAGTTTGCCCCCCGGCTGCCTCCGCTCACCAACAAAGAGCGGGCCACAGTTCTCGGCCAGATCAAGGCACCCCTCGCGGCAAACCCTCATGCCACAGATCGCGTCCTCTGCGCCCTGGCGGTTCGCTCCTGGGCCAGAGAAGCGGTTGCGAAGGCCGTGCCCCAAATCCGGGATGACCTGGAGCGGGATTATTGGGAAGGAGACCCGGAGACGCCGCATCCGAAACCAGAACCAGAATCAGAATTCACCGAAGGACTGCTGGCCAAGTTTGCCCGGCGACTACACCTGCGATGAGGCGATTCAGGGACAAGGTAACGCCGCCGCTATTCACCCCCGAATGCGGCTGGACCGCCCCCCGTCTGGGCGACTTGCCCTCCTGGGCCGACGCCAAGCGAGTCTCTATCGACTGCGAAACAAGGGACGAACAACTAACCGTCTTAGGCCCAGGGGTGCGGCGGGGGGCGTACATCGTGGGAGTGGCTTTTGCCATTGAGGACGGGCCGGCGGCCTATTTGCCCATGCGGCACAAGGGGGGAGACAACCTTGATCCGGCCAGAGTAGTGGCCTACCTCAAGGACCAAGCGGCCTGCTTTGGGGGAGACATCGTTGGGGCGCACCTGCCCTATGACATTGACTTCCTGGCCGAGGAGGGAATCGAATTCCGTCCTCGGCGGTATCGAGACGTACAGGTCGCAGAGCCCTTGCTGGACGAACACCAGATGTCCTATAGCCTGGAGGCGATTGCTGGTCGGCATGGGCTGCCCGGCAAAGATGAATCGCTCCTGCGGGATGTCGCCAAACTCTATAATCTGGACCCCAAAAAGGACCTTTGGCGGTTACCCGCTCGATACGTGGGGGCCTACGCCGAACAGGACGTGCGACTACCGCACCAACTGATTCGGCGGCAAGAGCGCCAGATCGAGGAGCAGGGCCTGAACCAGATTTACGACCTTGAGTGCCGCGTATTGCCGGTGCTGGTCCGAATGCGCAGGCGAGGCGTGCGGGTAGACTTCGACCAACTGGATCGGGTTGAGGCCATGTGTGCCCAAAGGGAGCAGTCCGCCGTTGACCTCATCTTTGACGAGACGGGCATCCGCATGGGCTTGGACGACATCAACAAGAAGACACTCGTCGCCCAAGCAATGAACGCGGCACACCTATCCTACGGACGAACGGCAACCGGACAGCCACAGATCGACGCAACTACTTTGAGTCGTCACAAAAATACGCGCGTCGGGGCGGCTCTCATTGAGGCCAAGAAGTACAACAAGGTTCGGACCACATTCGTCGCCCAAGTGCGGCGGCACGCCACGAACGGCCGCGTCCACTGCACCTTCAACCAACTGCGAACACAGCGAGACAATGGCGACATGGTGGGAGCCGGTCCCGGCCGGCTATCATCTACCGACTTCAACATCCAGAACCAGCCTTCCAAGGGCTCGCTTGGGAAGGCGTGGCGATCCTCCTATGTGCCCGAGGAAGGCGGAGAGTGGGCTGCCGTAGACCTATCATCCCAAGAGCCCCGCATGGCGGTCCATTATGCTCATATCAGCAAGTGTCCCGGCGCTGATGTGGCGTGGCAGATGTACCAGGACGACCCGAACACAGACTTCCACAGCATGACGACCCGAATGGCCTATCCCGATCTGGCAAGTCTGGACAAGGGCGATCCAGAATTCGACAAGAGACGCAAGACCTGCAAGACTGTTTTCCTCGGCCTGCTGTATTCTATGGGGGGAGCCAAGCTCTGCCGCACCCTGGGCTATAGGACCAAGATGAAGGAGATTAGGGGCGTCCTGCGTGAGGTCGCTGGCGATGAGGGACAGGCGTTCTTGGACAACTTCCACAAGATGGTTCCGTGGATGAAGACGTTCGTCAAGAAGGTGGAGTATGCCGCCAAGCGGCGCGGCTATATTGTTACAATCCTCGGCCGACACTGCCGAGTCATCCCCGGATCAGGAGATGAACGAAAGTCACCGAACAACTTGATTCAAGGGTCCTCCGCCGATCAGGTAAAGCAGGCGATGGTCCTCCTGGAGGACGCGGGGTATCCAATACAGATTCAGGTCCACGACGAGGTTGACACGACCATCTACAGCCGCCAGCAGGCCAAGGAAATGGCGGAAATCATTGAGCACAGCGTCCCCCAACTCACTGTGCCCTCAGTTTGCGACATCGAAATCGGATCGTCCTGGGGCGATTCCATGAAATAGTCCTTGCATTGCCCCCCCCGGCAAAGGTAGAATATCCATATGGAGCAGCACACAAGGCAGAGGACAGTTCAGGCCCTTAACCGAGCAGGGCTGGATGCAATCTCGGTAGAGAATCCCGCTTATCCGGGAACCCCGGATGTCAATTACGTCGGGGGATGGGTCGAGTTGAAGTGGATCGCAGACTGGCCCAAGAGGGCGGCTACCCCGGTCAAGATCAATCACTTCACCCCACAACAGCGGGTCTGGGCGATCCGCCGCTCAATGGCAGATCGTCACGGCATTTGGCTCATGCTCCAGGTCGGCAAGACCGGCGAGTGGCTATTGTTCAAGGGCGAGGACGTGGGGGAGATCGGCAAGACCCTAACTCGCGATGAGCTTTACGATCTGGCGGTAGGGATTGAGTCCGGCCCAGAAAAATTTATTCCTCTGCTGCGGAGGCGGTATGTCTGTTGAAATGCCCGCCAACGAACGATTTGGCTTTCGCCAAATTGAATCAGGGCCTCTGGCGAAAAAATGGGTGGTGGTCGATCACCAGACCCAACGGGTCTTCGACTACAAACCAGACCGAGACTTGGCCTTGGGCCTGTGCCTCCTTTTGGAAATGACGGTGGACCTGAATCTTCCTGATAGTCTATGAAGCACCCAGCGGTTGAATTTCTTGAACAGTTCCGGCCCACCGGACACTGGTTGCTGTTCGCAATACGGCCGGACGTGTCACGCGCTCCTGAGGCCAAGTGCTTCCAGACCTTGGACACGGACGGTGCGTCGGCATGGCTGACGGCAAGGATGGACTGTAACCTGTACTTTGCCGTGAACCCCTCGCGCGAGCCCGCGGATCGTAAGGCCGAGAAGACTGACATTGCGGTAATGGAATATCTGCACGTTGACGTGGACCCCCGCGCTGGCGAGAACATCCCGGCCGAGCAGGCTCGCATCTTTGAGACCTTCCGGCGATTCCGGCCAAAACCAACATGCGTCATCTTCAGCGGCGGAGGCTATCAGGCGTTCTGGAAACTGATGACACCACTGGCGCTGCCGGGAACGGTTGAGACGGCCGACGCCGCGGCGGGCTATAACCGCCAACTCGAATTCGACCTGGGCGGAGACAACTGTCACAACCTGGACCGGATCATGCGGCTGCCCGGCACCGTCAATCACCCCAATGAGAGGAAACGAAAGAAAGGCCGGACGGAATGTCCGACTTCTCTGATCTACTTTGATCCTACCGTAGCGTACGATCTCTCCGCCTTTAGGTGCGCCCCTGCCCAAGTTGCGGCCCTGCCCACGACTCAGCCTCCGGGCACTGTCGCGGCTCCTGCCCCCTCGTCGGCTTCAATTCAGCGCATTGACGACATCAACACACTGAAACTACCCCCGTGGCTAAAGGTACTTATTGTTCAGGGCCGAGACCCAGACAATCCGACCCGCTGGCCTTCCCGTAGCGAGGCGCTATTCTCGGCGGTTTGCGGCATGGTCCGTGGCGGAATGGACGACACCACGATTTGTTCGGTAATCACCGATCCGGGATTTGGCATCTCGGCGTCCGTGCTGGACAAAGGCAGAGGCACCGAACGATACGCCATGCACCAGATAGGCCGGGCAAGGGTTGTGGCCTCGATCCCTGAGTTATCCGAGCTTAACGCCAAGCACTGTGTCATCGAGAGCCTTGGCAGCAAGTGTCGCGTCCTGTGCGAAATTTGGGACCCGGCCATGCAGCGTGCCGCCATCGAGCACCAATCGTTTCACGACTTCATGGATCGATATTGTAACCGCTTTATGACGGTAGGCGTCGAAAAGCCAAAGCAAGTCCCCCTGGGCAAATGGTGGTTAGGGCATCCCGCCCGCCGGCAAAAGGAGTTCCTGGCATTCTTGCCGGGCCAAGAGGCCCCAGAAAATACCTACAACATGTGGAAAGGCTTTGCCTTTGCGCCCAAGGAGGGCAATTGCGATCTGTACCTTAAGCACATTCACGACAACATCTGTGCGGGTGTTGAGCCTCACTATGCCTACCTGTTGGGCTGGATGGCGATGATGATTCAGCGGCCGGCCCAGGTGGGTTCCGTGGCGATTGTCCTGAGAGGCACAGAGGGCGTCGGCAAAGGATTCTTTGCCCACAATCTGGGCAAGCTGTTGGGCCGCCACTATATGAGCGTATGCGACAGCACTCATTTGGTGGGGCACTTCAACTCGCACCTCCAAGACTGTCTCTTGCTGTTCGCTGACGAGGCGTTCTTTGCGGGCGATCCCCGACACGAGCGGGTCCTCAAGAGTCTGGTGACAGAACCGTATTTGACCATCGAGGGAAAGTATCTTAATGCCGTGCCGGCCCCCAATTATCTTCACATTATCATGGCCTCGAATAACGAATGGGTCGTTCCGGCCGGCAAAGACGCGAGACGATTTTTTGTGGTAGACGTGAACCGGGAGCACCAGCGCGATCGAGCCTATTTCTCGGCCGTGGCCGAACAATTAAAGCAGGGAGGTTACGAGGCCCTATTGCACTATCTCTCGACCTACAATATCGACAATTTCGATGCAACAAATGTTCCCATGACCTCGGCGCTGGACGACCAAAAAGAACTGTCTCTTAGTCCGGAGGAGGCGTGGTGGTACGACAAACTACAGGAGGGCCGGCTATTGCCGTTCCACGACGCCTGGGTCGCGGAGGTCATCAATCACGAACTATTGGCGGACTATCGCATGTTTCTTCGGAACGGGGGCTGGCCAATGGGCCGGTCCACCCTGCAGCGGATCACAAAGTTTCTGAGGCGGGCTTGCCCGGTCGGCTGGCCCAAGAGCGCTTATTCGAGTGGGCCGCAGACATACGAGGGCGTAATAACCACAAGCGCCCGGCCCCGATCCTATGTGTTTCCGCCGCTGGATAAATGCCGTCAGCGATGGGATGAACTGATGGGATTCAAGACTACATGGCAGGAGGTTTCTGATGGCAGTATCCAGCAACCATTCTGACACTACATTGCGGTGTGTGGTGTGCGAGGGGCGACTGGCTCCGTCGCCAATAGAGATTGAAGGGATAGAGGGGCAAGTGTATCAATGCCGCGAGTGCGGCAGTTATTGGTTTCTACGGAAATTTCGTGCAAGGTCGATTATGGAGCGGATGGAGGTTCAGAAATAGTCATTCTCTGGAGGGCAAAGAGACATGCTAAGGCCGATACCGGGGTTTCCTAATTATGGCGTGAGCGACGAGGGCCGTGTTTGGAATTATCGCAGGCAAAAGTGGCTCAAGGATCGGCGCACGGCAAAGGGCCGCGTGGAAGTCATATTAGTGGATCAAGCTGGCCGTCGTCGGTCCTGTTTGGTACACCGATTGGTCTTGCTCACGTTCGTCGGTCCCTGCCCGGCCGGCATGGAGGGATGCCATGATCCAGACCATGATCCGTCCAACAACCGCCTGAGCAATCAAATGCCTACGGCGGGCCGGTATGCCAATCCAAGACGTAGCTAACATCTTTGGCGTCAGCATCGCCCAAGTTTCCCGAATCGCGAACAGGAAAAGACGAGAAAAGAGAGGTGTTTTATCCGCTATTTAGGTGGAAAAGCCAAAGAGGCGAAACGAATTCTGGAGGTTGTCTTGCGGGACCGTCAGTCGGACCAACTCTATGTCGAGCCATTCGTCGGCGGCTGCAACGTCATCGACAAGGTCAACGGCCCTCGCTGGGGAAACGACCTTAATCAGTCGCTCATCGCCATGTGGAGGGCTGTTCAGCGGGGCTGGGTGCCTCCGTCCGTCATCACCGAGGACGACTACCGCCGCATCCGGGAAGACCTGTTAGGAGACCCGGCCCTGCGCGCCTTTACGGCATTCGCCGCGTCCTGGGGCGGCAAGTGGTGGGCGGGCTATGCCCGCGGCAATACCGCCAAGGGCACACCTCGCAACTACGTGGACGAAACGCGCCGGGCGATTCTCAAGCAATCGACCTCGATGATGAGTGTCCGCCTTACGTCCATGCCCTACCAAGAAATGCCAATCCCAGCAGGCAGCATTGTCTATTGTGATCCTCCCTACGCAGGCACGACCTCTTATAAGGCCGCCAGCGGGTGGGACGCCGCCGCATTCTGGACTTGGGCGAAGAAGCTGGCAACGGAGGGGGGTTGTGATGTGTTCGTGAGTGAGTTTGCCGCCCCAAGCGACTGGGCGTGCGTGCTGGAGTTCTCGCGAAACAATGCCCTGAATTCCAGCCCCGTGACCGAAAGACTGTTCACTTTCCGGAGTTGATATGAGCGATCCCCCCAAACTACAGCCGATACCCAGTTGTCGGGGATACTTCGCTACGCGGAATGGTCAAGTTTGGTCTGCACCGAGCAGGCCGGGACGCCCCGGCCGTCCTTGGCCCGGAGGATTCCTAAAGACCAAGACCGACAAGGACGGATACCTGCATGTTACGATCTGTACGCCAGAGGGCCACAAAGACCGTTTCGTTCACCACCTGATTCTGGAAACCTTTACTGGCTCCCGGCCGAAAGACCAAGAGTGTCGGCACTTAGACGGAAACCCGGCCAATAACACAATAGAGAATCTATGCTGGGGCACTCGAAAAGAAAACTACGAAGATTCTGTCCAGCACGGAACAAACAGACTCATCGTCGTATGTTCACAAAGAGGCGAAGCACATGGGAAAGCTGTCCTGACAGAAGAAGATGTTAAAGACATTCGTTCTTCTCCACTTTCCTGCAATCAATTAGCAATACAATTCGGCGTCAGCCGTAGTTGCATCCAACACGCAAGACAAGGTAGAAACTGGAGACATATCAATGACTGAGTACAGAATAATTGAGGGAGATTGTCTAAAAATCCTCCCTACTTTACCAAAGGCAACCCTTCTGTTCGCAGACCCGCCAGACAACCTGGGCCTGAAGTACGAGGGCGGCGTGTCGGACAAACAGCCCATCCTCAACTACTACTTATTCTTGGTCGATGTCATTGCGGGGGCCTTGCGAAAGAACCCCAAAGCGTTCTGGCTATCACACTACTACAAATACACCATTCCGCTCAGTTCTATGCTGTTGCCAACTATGCAGAACCGTGCGCCAGACGTGGACTTGTGTAGTGATCTGGACATTCGCATGTTCCTGTGGCGATTCACCTTCGGCCAGCATCGAGACACCGACTTCGGCAACGGATTTCGTCCGATCCTGCGGTTCTCGCGGCTGGGAACGAAGTGGGCCACGGACAACATTCGTGTGCCCTCGGCCAGAGCAACAAAGTATCACGACAAACGAGCAGCGGCCCGCGGCCGGGTTCCCGATGATATTTGGGACTTCCCCCGCGTCTGTGGAACCTTCAAAGAGCGACGGGCGTATCACCCCAACCAGCATCCGGAGGCCCTCATGGAGCGGATCATTCGGGTCACCTGTGAGGGTGAGCCGAATCCCTCGGTCATCGACCTGTTCGGCGGTACGTTCACAACGGATCGGGTCTGCCGCCGCCTGGGCATCCCCTGCACGAGCATTGAGATTTCTCCGTTCTATTGCGAGAAGTACCTTGACAGCTTGGGTCCACAGAATGTATAATAAGGATATGATGAAGGTGTGCTATCGGTGCGGCAGAGAACGTCCTCTGGATGAATTTCAAAAGGACAGGCGATGCAAGCTGGGCGTTGGCGGAGCCTGCCGCCAGTGCCGAACGATTGCTCATCGAAAGTACGCCAAGGCCGGACACCTAAAGCGACGATACGGACTAACCCCGGAACAGCATCAGACCATGTATGATGCACAAAACGGCCGTTGTGCAATATGCCGAAAAAGCCTCGAATATGCCGACGTTCATACAGATCACGACCATGTGACAAATCGCGTTCGCGGACTACTTTGTCCGCTCTGTAATAGCCGACTCGGCTTTGCCGAAAAGTATTTTCGATCCATCTTTCTCTATTTAGGACTCAGCACCAAAATGGTTTTGGCAGACGAAGCTCTCATCACACTGGCGGACGGCCGCGAAATCAAGGTTGAAGGCCCCCTGTGCCGCGTAGATCGTGCTGGAGAACATCTTACTCGCGCCCGTGAGCTACTAAGGGATGTCTTCCAAGAAATCACCGGGCAAGACGTGGACATACAATTCCCCGGCCTCGAATGAGTCTTGTAGACACAAACGGCTGCGGCAAGGGCAGCGAAAGACGACCCCTCCAAACCACAAGAGCCGAAGAGGATTTACGTTGGGCACTGGCCCAGCGTAAGATCACACGAGCGGAGTTTGGCCGACAATATCGCAAGCTGCTGAGGGCCGGCATGGTACGACGCAGCGGGAGAGTATTCCGTGGATGACGAAAATCGCTTTGACGAAGGATCACTTCATGGTCGCGAGTTGGATATAGCTCAAGAGGCGATGATGACTCGTGCGGCGATTCTGGAGATCGGCTCTCTCTTGAGCGTCATGGCAGCACGGACCAGGGACCTGCAACTATCCACGGTTCGCGACATCCGCCAGCGAATGCAAGCGTGCTCGGCCGCGATTAGGGCCGCACTGGAGGGCGACCTTGGCTGAAGAAGCTCCGTACATCTGTCTCAGTTGCGCACAGCCCTTTGAATCACCCAATGAACTGGAAATCGAGGCCGGCACGGGCTACTACGGAAAATTCTGCCCTCACTGCGGCAGCGACGATATTTTGGAGCAATAATGGATGAGTTGAGAAAAACCAGCGGCGGTCTTTACTCTCGGGATACCGTGCCGCCGGAGCACCAAGAAGAGATTCTGAGGGTCACGCGGGAGTGGGACGACGAGACCTCGATTCCCGAAGTATATTGGTCCTAAGCGTGCGTGTGACTCACGCAAATAAGATTGTTCTATTGTAAGGAGCATTTGATGAAACATTATGCAGTTCTTGTGGTAGCCGCAATCATGGTCATCGCGGGTCTGGGCTGTGCGGCCCTCTCTCAATTGGTGACGCCGGCCGTTGTGGACCGGGCTGCCGTTCATTATGTGAACGAAGCGGGCGTGGCCGACGCCAATGACTTCCGCGGGTTCGCCAATCTGGACAAGGCCCTTCGGCTACAGATGAAGGTGGACTCTGCATACGAAATCAGGTCCTTGGCGATCCGGCAGATGGCGGAGAAAAATGAATTAGACTACCGCCAACTCAAGGGCGTGGCGGCGGCCAATGCCGAAGTGGCCCAGTTGCGAGAGGAGCAGTTGTTCGGCGAGAAGGGCCTCCTGTCGATGGGCCTCGGCCTGCTGGGCGTGGGGGCCTTCACCGGGACCCTGGGCCTCATGCGCCGGCGTCCGGGCGACTTTACCCAAGCCGACGTGGAGACGGCGCTGGCTGAGTTGAAGGGCGAAGTCACCGACAAAGACCGTCAATTCCTGGAGGTCGTTAGGGGCGTTCAGGCATATTTGGACGTTCACCCCAAGGGGGACGCCGCCGGCGACGAGCTTCGCCAGAACCTCCAGAAGCAGTCCCTCGATACCCGCGAGGCTGTGGCGGTCGCCAAGACGGCCTAAGTTTCTGCAGAATTTTGCAAAAAGGTCTTGACCGCGAATCGTTCATATGCTATAATTTAGGCTGACTAACGACAAGAACTTCAGCGAAACTCAGTTGTGAGGGCCGAACTATGACTCGTAAATGACCGTAGTCGGGTGCGTAGTGCGGTGACATGCCGCCATGACGCCAAAAGCCGAATCGAGCTTGCGGCCGCACTACCATCCCGAACACAGTTATTTTGGGAGATAACATGCCAAGAGTAGCCTTCATAAAAAAGCGATTCAATTCCTCCAGCAAGCGGGTCATCGCCCAGGCGAACGCGATCATCGAGGAATATGTAAAGCAGGGGCTGCGGCTGACTCTGAGACAACTCTATTATCAGTTCGTCGCCCGAGACCTCGTCCCCAATCAACAGAAAGAGTACAAGCGCCTCGGTCATATCATATCCGAGGGCCGGCTGGCCGGGCTGGTGGACTGGGATGCGATTGAGGACCGGACCCGCTCCTCGAATACAGTGTCCGCGTGGGACAGCCCCGAGGACATCATCGCCGCGTGCGCCGGCCAGTTCAAGATCGATCTGTGGGATGGCCAAGAATATCGCCCCGAGGTCTGGGTCGAGAAAGAAGCCTTGGCGGGGGTCATCGCGCCCGTCGCGGCCAAGCTCAGGGTCGTCTCACTGGCCTGCCGCGGCTACACGTCCTCCAGCGAGCTATTCGACGCCGGCTACCGCCGCCTGCGGTCCATCGCCCAGGCGGGGCAGACGCCCGTCATCATCCATCTGGGCGACCACGATCCCAGTGGAATCGACATGACGCGGGACATCATTGATCGCATGGGAATGTTCGTCGGCCGCCCCATCGAGGTCAACCGGATCGCTCTGAACATGGACCAGATCGAGGAGTTCTCTCCGCCGCCGAATCCGGCCAAGGAAACCGACTCCCGGTATCCTGCCTACGTAGACAGGTACGGGGAGAGTTGCTACGAACTGGATGCACTGGACCCCGCCTACATGGCGAAGATCATCGAAAGCACCGTCGCCCGATACCGGGATGACGACCTCTATGACGAGCACCGCGAGGAAGAGGCCGCCCACCGGGACACTCTGAGCAAGATCGCGCGGAACTACGAGAAGGTCGAGCGGTTCGTGAACCGGAGGAAATGACACAATGATTACCAAGCCCATGCTGGCGACCCAGTGCAGCCACAAAGACCAGATCAAGTATCCGGTGCTCGCCACTCCGAAACTGGACGGCATCCGTTGCCTCATCCTCGACGGGAGGGCCGTCTCGCGGAACCTCAAGCCCATCCCGAACCCGTTCATCCGTCAGACCTTGGAACGCGACTTCCCGGACGGATGCGACGGAGAGCTTATCGTGCCTGGGGCCGGTTTTAGCGACACCACCAGCGTAGTGATGAAGGCCAAAAGCGACTCGCCCGTGAATTTCGAGTATTGGGTCTTTGACTGGGTCCACGACAATCTCCAAGAGTCCTACCGGCGGCGAATGGAGCGGCTGTGCGCGATGCATCCGCCGATTGCCCACATGGTCAAGGTCCTGCCCGTCGTCATCGAGGATCAAGAGGCGTTGGATCGGTTCGAGGAACTGTGTCTACACCAAGGATACGAGGGCGTAATGATCCGCACGCCCGATAGCCCCTACAAGTGCGGGCGGTCAACTGAGCGCGAAGGCTGGTTGCTGAAGATCAAGCGATTCGAGGACAGCGAGGCCCGGATCGTGGGTTTCGAGGAAAAGAAGCACAACGCCAACGAGGCCACGACCAGCTTGACCGGGCACACCGAACGATCCTCCTGCAAGGCCGGCATGATTCCCGCCAATACGCTCGGCGCGATCGTGGTTTGCGACATCCACAAGCCAGAATGGGTGTTCAGCATTGGGTCCGGATTTGACGACGCTCTGCGAGCCAAAATCTGGGCCAATCCCGCAAACTACTTGAATCAGATCGTCAAATACAGGTATCAGCCTCACGGAACCAAGGACCTACCGCGCTTCCCGATATTTTTGGGATTCCGCGACGAGGGAGACATGTCGTAGATGGAGAATCCAGCCGAGATAAATCAGTGTGACGGCTGTCGGCGCGGACTTCCAATCCGCCGCGATAACAACCACTACGACGGAGACATGCCGTACATGGGTTGCACGCGAGACCGCTACCAGCGACCCGCTTTTTCCGAGAACCCGGTCAAGGGTCTCAGACTGACTCTCTTTCCTATCAAGAGGAGTTCCTGATGCGAGTCTACCAAACCCTGTTTGAATTGCCGATTAGGTTGTGGTGCGAGGTCATCGAGGACGAGGCTTGGAAGCAGGCCCACAATCTGGCCAAGCTGCCCTTCGCGTGGCACCATGTCGCCCTTATGCCGGACTGCCACACCGGCTTCGGTATGCCCATCGGCGGTGTACTCGCGACGGCGGGCGTGGTGATCCCTAATGCCGTAGGCGTGGACATTGGCTGTGGCATGTGTGCCGTGCGCACAAACCTATCGGTCGAAGATTATGCCGGCCGAACCGATGATTGGAAGGCAATCATCGCCCGCATCCGCAAGCAGATTCCTGTTGGACCGAAACACAGCGACAACCCGGCCGGCGTCGGCGACATGCCCATCCGGCGCGACGACCTGCCAATCGTGGCGGGTCGTTTCGACGCGGCCCGTTTTGAACTTGGAACCTTGGGCGGCGGCAACCATTTCATCGAAATCCAGAAGGGATCGGACGGGTTCATTTGGGTTATGATCCATTCCGGGTCCAGAAACGTGGGCTATCAAGTCGCGAATCACTACAACGCAGTTGCTGTGTCCTCGAATCGCCAGTGGCACTCCAGCGTGCCCCCAACAGCCCAACTGGCGTTCCTGCCGACAGACTCCGCACAGGGACTTCTCTACCTTCAGGAAATGCAGTGGTGCATCGAATTCGCCCGGAAAAATCGGGCCATGATGATGAACAAAGTCCTGAATACGATCCTGCAGACATGGATGCAGGCCGGATTTGAGGCACTCACTGACGTTGCCCACAACTACGCGGCGATGGAATACCACTTCGCCAGAAATGTCATAGTCCACCGTAAAGGGGCAACCCGCGCCCGTCGAGGCAAAATCGGCATCATCCCCGGCTCGCAGGGAACCTGCTCCTATGTTGTGGAGGGCCTGGGCAACCCAGAGAGTTTCATGTCCTGCTCGCACGGCGCGGGCCGCACCATGTCTCGCAAGGCCGCCAGAGAGCAACTCAGCTTGGCCGCCGAAATGGAGGCTTTGGACCAACAGGGCATCATTCACACCTTGCGAAGCCAAGACGCCCTGGACGAGGCCCCCGGCGCATACAAGCCCATCGCCGATGTCATGGCCCAGCAGGCGGACTTGGTCCGGCCGCTGGTCGAGTTGCGGCCGTTGGCCGTCATTAAAGGATAACGGCATGAAACGAATCCGAGGACCGAGCCGCCCGCGCAGCATCAAGACCCTGATCCAATTGCTTGAGATACATCGAGATCACAATGACCTCAAGCGGTTGTGCTCGTGCAACACCCTAAAGTGCCTGTGGCCCTCCGCTCGCGAGAGGCTACAAAGATTTCGTGAGTGGTATTCTCTGTTCAGTTAGTCGTGCGGAAGTACCTTATGCCAAGCTGTCAAGTGACGCCGGTTCTATTCAGCTTTGTGGACAAAGGCAGTCCGTGTCTCTGGCCCTATCCCGGACATCGGCACGGCTGCCCCAACTTCGGCCGCAAAAACGGCTGTCCGCCCGGACCAAAGATCGGCGAAATGCTGGACCTGAGTCGGCCTGTATATGCCATCTGGACCACCTTCGACCTGGCCGCCCACCGGCGGCGGATGGCCTACCATCATCCTAACTGGACGCTCCGCCAACTGAATTGCTGTCTCTACTGGCAATCCAGCGCTCGCAAGAACCTGCGGGCCGAGATTCGTCGCTTCCTCGGGGTTGCCTCCGGTCCTCTGCGGGTCATCCCCTGTCCAGAGGGGGCAGGCGTCAATCTGACCGCGACAATGGCCTCCATCGGAGAGCATCTGCAGTGGCCGCCCGACACAACTACCTACCAGATTGTTTTGGCAGGAGCAAGTGTCAGGTGAGAGAATACGTTGACCACAGAGGCCGGTTGCATCGAACCAACGGGCCGGCCCGAATCCTGGAAGACGGGACCCGTGAGTATTGGCAGCGGGGCTGTCTCCTGTGGCGCGTGCTGCCGGACGGCACAGAAGAGGTCATCCGCGAGGCCGCTCCCAAGCCCCGCGGCGGCGACACCTGGCTGCCGCGCCACTACGAGATTCCAGAGCCTTTGTTCCGTGAACTGTGGGGCGGACGGATTCGCGACCATCTCTCCCTGCGGGATTCAGAGCATTTCGACGACCTGGGTCTTGACCAGATTCTTCGGAGGCTGGTCGCGGGTCGCGGGTCGCGGGTCAAACGAGACATGGCCGCGGCCTGTTTCGGCCGCGTGCGAGGTCCCCGCTGGCTGCGACAGGCCAACACTCAGGAGCTACTCATCCTCGCCCTCGGCGGCAACCCCACCGTCCTGAAGGCGTTCACGTAGTCTGGTGACACCGCCGGTAGACCGCCTTCAAATGCTCGACCGTGACGTGCGTGTACGTCTGGGTCGTGGCCATGCTTTCGTGCCCCAGGATTTTTTGGATCGTCTGCATGTCCGCGCCCCCGTTCAACAGGTGCGTAGCGCAACTGTGCCGCAGCGTATGCGTCGAAAATCCTTTGCCCGACAGGCCGGCGGCCATGACTGCTCGCCTCACCACCGCCCAAACATCATTGCGGCTCATGGGTCGGTTTGTTCGGGTGACGAACAGAAAATCGGTCGCGGGATGCTCCGACGCCCGGACCCTGACCCACTCGCGGATCGCCGCCAGCGCCCGCCGGCCGACCGGCACCAAACGATCCCGGCTGCCCTTGCCGCGGACTCGGACGTAGGTCTCGTGCAGATCTGCCAGCCGCAGGCCGGCCGCCTCAGAGGCCCGCAGGCCCGTGGCGTAGAGCAACTCCAGCAGGGCCTTGTCGCGAGGCTCGCGAACCGTGTCCAGTACGCGGGCGACCTCGGTCTCGGTCATAACGGCGGGATCAGGTCGCGGGGTGCGAGGGCTGTCGATCCTGTCAGCCCAAGAGAGCTTGTGGAACACGGCGAATTGCCGCAGCATGCTGGCCAGCCGGCGGGCGCTGGCAGCATTGGCCTCGGCGTCCACGGCCGCCTGGGCCGACTCTTGGGTCATGGAGGGACCGGCCTTAGCCTTGTGGAGGTCCCGCACATAACTGGAAATCGTGTTACGAGACAGCCCAGCCTCGACCTTCAGGTACAATACGAATGACTTGACCGCGTTCGTTTCCATGCCTAAATTATACACAATAGCGAGGCCGGGGGCAAGAGAAAACTGGGTCAAGGCCGAGAAATTTCCTGTCGGTGTGCCAGAAGATCTTCCAACCCAGAAATATCGGACGCGGGCCGTTCTCGGACCCCGTGCGTCTCCATCGCCGCAACGGCCAATGCTGCGATCTTACGGAACCGATGCAGGACCCTCTCCTGGTCGAGACTGTAAAGATCGTTCTTGGCCCGGAACAACTGGCGTTCGATGAAAATGAGCCAGTCGCCGAGGCCACGACCCGAAAGAGTCTCGTGGTTGCGAACGCGAACAAGGCCCTGATAGTGGCGCTCAACCCCCACGGCACTCAAGGCACGCTCTCTTTGTGTGTCTGGCATTCCCATCAAAATTCCTCCAAAAATTAGGAACATAGCCTCCATCAAGAGGCTTGACTACCTGCCCGCAATTGGGACAACCCGCGGGTCCTCGCGAAATACCTCTGTCGATCACTCAAGCTTCTGCACAGTCACCGCAACACTCACCCCGAACCGATACCGCCGCGACCCGATCTCCACCTGATAGGACCGCTCATCGGCCACAACCAGAGACTCAGCCGCCACTTTCCGACGAAGCCGGCGCTGAAGGGCGGGGGAAAACGTCAAGCCCTGATCCTCCAGAATTCGGAATATCGGCGTCAACAGTTGTTTCATGTCTGTGCCTCCATCAAAAGGGCCAGGCCCAGATCGAGCAAGGGACCCAAGCCGACCCCGGTGACGCGGGATGGACTGGCGGCTATTGCCCGGAGTTTGCCGCTCAGACACTTGCCACAACCGACCAGTTGATCCACCGGCAGATCGTGGTAATCAAACACATGCCCACATTTATTGCATTTCCATGTAATCATACTTGAGCATCCAACAAAAGCTCCAGGCCCAGGTCGAGGTCGGGATTGCCGCCCGCGCCAGAGTCATTCACCGGCGACGGCTCGGCCGAGAGCGCCCGCAAATGGTCCCCGCTCTTGCAGAAGGGACACCGGACTGCAAACACTCTTTGACCCTGAAAGGTTGCAAAGTTCTTTCGGCATTCGAGACAGGCCCACTCACGCGCCCATTCTCGATCCATAACAACGTCCGCACTCATGTCACATCCTCCCCGGCTCGCGGCTTCGCGCCAGCATCGCCGAATAACATTTCTCAGCCGCCTCCTGCATCTGGTAAATAGCGGCTATCCTCTCCGGATGGGCCGCCTCACAGGAAGAACACCAATGCTTGTAGGCCACGGAACCGTCTTTCCGCCGATACGTGATATAGAAATGCTGAACGGCCCGCAACAATCGTTTCGTGAAAGATCGGTGACAGATACAACATGAAGCCATCTTATCTGACCGCCTCTTCCGCTTTGATCCCCAGCGACAGGTTTCGGCTTTCACGGCTCGCGTCCGTAACATGCTGGATGTCCAGGGCGGCTGCGTCCTCGCCAAACAAGGTAAACTCCAATCGTTCGCCGTCACGGTTCGTGACCACCAAATTGCGGACGAACACTGTGCCAATGGAGGTATCGACCTCCAGCGGATGAACCTCCGTGTGAATACCCTTGACTCCGTGAATCGAAAGACTGACCTCTGACATCAGGACCTCCACAATGTAATATACGATCCCCTGCCATACGAACGCTTTCGATCATACGTCTCCGAGCGATGGGCGAACGTCCCATCGGCTTGTCGCGTCACCACTATCCGCGTGCCGGGGGCCGGCCAGCCGTAGGCGTTAGGAACGAACCCATCCGGATAGACCAAGGCCCGCCGCTTTTCGGGGTGCTTCCGCAGAGCCGCTTCCCCGTCCTGGATCGCTTGCACAAATCGAGCTTCTGTTATCATCACTTTCAAACCTCCTCAGCTTACACCCAAATTATACAACATATTCGGGCGGCGGTCAAGAGTATTTTAGGAAACTTTGGGCCACGGCTCCCGCCGGGGCTGGAATCCATCCCATTCGTCCGGCCAGGCGCATTCCCGGCGGCAGTGTAACTGTTGCGATCCGTGCGTGGGCATGAACACCGTGCCACACGTCGGGCACCGCCGCATCTGGTTCTTCCGCTGAGCGATGGGCAACTTGGCGCAATCCGAACAGTATCTTTGTCGGCCGTCCGTGGGCGTGAATGACCGCCCGCAACCGCCGCACTCTGTCGGCCCGAAGACCCTCTCGCGTCCGGGCCGGCACGCCGGGCAGACCGTGTTGCGGCCGTCCGTGGGTTCAAAAAGCATCTCACAATGAGTACAGGAAATCATGTCTGGCTCCTTTGTCTACAGAACAACTCCGGAATTCCGCAGGGCGGTGCGGACGATGTCCAGCCGCAAAGTGGAGACTCGCCATCGGCTATAGCGGCCCAGTTCCACGTAGACCTTCTCCAGAGCGCGGATCAATTCGGCGCGGTCTGCTTGTTCACCCGGCCCTCCCTCCAGAGCCGACACGGCTTGCTGAAGAAGGAGGAGATTCGACTCCGTAGCATCCCATTCCGCCCAGCCGCGAGTAGTGTGATCCAGTGCGTCCGGGGCCAGCTTAGTGACCGTCAAGAAGGAATGCTCGTCGCCGCGCTGCCCAGGATGTGGTCTGCATCGTCGTGAATCCGCTCCACAATCGCAGAGCCCGCCGGCACCTCCTGCCCACCTTCCCGAACATCCGTCACCGCGTCCGCATCCACCCAACAACACTCTCCTTGTGCCTCCACAAAGCCCTCCGGCCACGGCGCGCCGGGCAGCGGGGAAATCCGCCACCGCAAAGCCGTTATCGCCCACCTCACAGCCACTTTCGTACCCGCCGGCAGGACCTGTCCATCGCGATTGATGTCTTTGGTGGTTGTCGCTATCAACATCGGATTATCTCCTCAGCAGGTCTTGAATTCGTACTTGTACGCGAACACGTCCCGCCCGCCGCCGGCCACGTCCTTTAGGACGGCCTCGATCTTTTCGGCCTCCTCGCGGCTCAGCGGCTCGCGCCAGCCGAAACAGAACGTGCCTGAGTGATCGTAGAAAATCACGTTATCGAAGTCGATGTCGCGGGCAATCAGCCATTGGAAGGCGTCATATTCCGTCTGGGCGTTCTCAATACCTTGCTGCAGATTCGCGAGCTTGGCGACCTTGCTGGCCGCCAGCCGGCGGCACCGGGCCGTCCGCTGAGTCGCGAGGTAGTGCTCCACCAACCAGCCGGGAACGGTCGCGTTGATCGTGCCGCTCTTGATCCGATCCTGCCCCACGGGCAACAGGCGGAGAAGAGACAACTCAGTCTCTCTCAGGTACTCACTACCTAAGCAAGTTTGGCACCACACCCCCTCCGGCGGAACCTCGGTCAGGATGTCTTCTTGATGGCCACAGTATCCGCAGACGTGCCGGACGGCGCGGGCGTTCCGGGTTTCGTCCTTCGGCTCCAGCCAATAGCCCCACTTGATGGTCGTACCAGACATCTCTGCCCAGTCGAAAACCCGCAGGCCCGTCTCGGAACCCGTGGTCGCCGCCGTGTTCCACTGGTCACAAAACACCCATTGCGTTTCCAGGAGGATCTCCCGCCCGTCCAAAGGCAGAATAGCATTCGCGAAACGGCTGTAGGTCAAGCTCGCGCCGCCCTTGCTAAGGCCCAGGGCGTGCAGGTCATCCCGGAGCTTGTCGTAGGCCGCCCGGCCTTGGGCTTCTGTCACGTCGATGGAATAGGCGTGCAGAATGGTGGGTATGGTCGCGGGTACAGCGTGCGGGGGCGGGGGCGGGATGACCGCGGGCTTCTGATTCTCCACCTCCCGCTCGGCGCGGGCGGCCAGGTCCCTCAACTGGCGAAGGACATACGCCGGCACGTACCACGTACTCACCTTGCCGCTGCTTGGTTGCGGATAATTCAAGTCCGTCGTGCTCATCGTCGCGCCGCTCTTGGCGTTCGTGACGTATAGGTGCTGGCTCTTGATCTCCAGGGTCCACGACTTGCCGATGAATTCTGTTTTGTCTCTCATAAGAACACCCTCTATTGTCCGTCTGTCTAAAGTATACACCATACTCCGGGCAGACGCAACAATATTTTTTCAGAGCCAACGATTTCCCATCCAATTGATCCGATACCGGGCGGGGTTTTCCCGGCGCGCGTCGCGCTGTTCCGCGGATTCCATTCGGGCGATATGGCCATCCTCCACCAGCAGGACCTTGCCCACATCGCTCTTGCTGACAAGGCCCCAGCCGAGAAATGCTGTGTGGTGCCGCTGGAACGGCTTGTCCACGTCGGCCTCGGTCAACTCCCGAACCGCCAAACCCCGATACGTCGTCACCATGAATCGATCCTCAGATACCGCCATTGTCTTTTTCTCCACAAGCGGCCAGGAATCGCCGGCCGCGGCTGCCGATTCTCAGTTCATGCCTCTATTGGCTGATTAGCCCCCGGCCTTGGCGATAGCGGCGCGGGCCTCAGATTCTACGATTACCATTAGCGCGTCGTCTTCTCTGGCCCTAATTCGCTGTTCCTCGTTCTTCTGAAAGTTGCTTTGTCTGCGCCTCCAAAGGCTATCCCACACCCAATTCAAAGTCGGGACATCAAGTGCGGGCTTGTCTTTCATCAAGTCGAATATCGCGGGTTCCATACTCATGTCATTCTCCTTTCGCCTTGGCGATGGCGTCGCGGGCCGTGGTTCGATCTCCTTGTTCATGCCCTTGTGCGGAATGTCTCGGTCATTCGGTCACGTTCGGGAGGGCGGCGGTCGCGGCTTTGGCCGCGGCTTTCAGGTCCTCCCACCGCTGCGCCCACCGCATGGCCTTTTCCGTCCGGCCTTGCCTCAGGTGCCGGGCGGCCAGCCGTTCCGCGGCTTGCGCCCGCAAGATTGACTTCCGGGCGGCGGTGTACGCCTCCAGCAGCGGATAGGTGCCCAGGGCGGCCAGTCGCTCGCGACACTGGACGATGTACCACGGCGGCATGTCGTCGCGGATCGCACATCGAAGCTCCGTCTGGGCGTCGTGAATATCGCCCATTAGCGATTCGACGGCCGTGTAGATGTGTCTCTTCTGATAAGCCATAATCTTGACCTCCATTTCACATAGTATACACTATATGTTAGAGGCAGTCAAGAGTATTTTGGCATATTTGCAAGATTATTTTGGTTCCGGCGGATCGGCCGCCGGGGCGGTGGCATTCCAGGCGTCCGGCCAGGCGCACGTCTGGCAACAATGGACCTGTAGCGCGCCGTGAATGACCTCAAAAGGCCGGCAACAGGTCAGACAACGGCGGATCAGAGGTTTGACGGGCTTGCTGGCCTTGAGGCATCGACAGGCCGGGCAGTAATGCTCCCGGCCGTCTGTGGTGGAGAACGGCTGGCCACAGGTCCGACAGGTGACGTTCCGCTCCTGAGCCGTCCGGGGGCGATCTCGACAGGCCGGGCAGTAATGCTCCCGGCCGTCTGTGGTAGAGAACGGCTGGCCACAGGTCCGACAGGTGACGTTCCGCTCCTGAGCCGTCCGGGGGCGATCTCGACAGGCCGGGCAATATCTGGACAGGTGGTGATTCGGCCGGAACGGTTGGCCGCAAGCCTCGCACCGCTTCAAGCCCAGGTGGTCTTCGCAGCAGGCGGTCTGGCCGGCGAACACGGCCGTAAAGGTCTCGCCACAAATACACTGACGATTGGCCCACGAAGCCCAGAGGGGCATTTGGGCAATCAGGTCGGGGGTGACGTGGGCTTCCGCACACGCGACGGAACAAAAGCGTTCGTCGGAGTGTGTGGGGATCATGTCTTTACCACAGCGGACACACTGTAACACCGCAGAGGACCCAGAACCAAGCTGGTCGAATTCTGACATCGCCTCAATCTCCAGTTAATTGACGATATATGCCTAACACACAGACAGGGTAACAGTTGCACGGCTCTTAGTCAAGCATTATTTCCGCAAATAACAACACATTGCGCAGAATCGCGTTTTTTGATAGCGCCAGGGCCGAAAAACGATGGTCAAGCGCGCACACACAAAAGTCTGTAAAAACGTATTTATTAGCGTATAAACGGTATTGATTCATCTTTATGTTGTCTTTCGTTTTTATACTACTTATGATATGTAATACAATATAATTTACTAACTAATAGAAGAGAGAATGGTAAGGAGAAGAGTTGAACGTAAGTCCTTGGGAGATAAGAGGTTAGCAGATGCCAAGAATAGATTAAAACAAGCGTTTAAAACAGCCGTTTCAAAAATTACCAACATTAAAACAAGCGTTTAAAACAGGTGTTTTAATATTGGCCGACGGGCGGCCGCCCCCTGGGCATTCAGCAGGCCCCCGCCCGCCCAAAACTCCCCAAAGGTCGTGGGTTGCTGAATCGCGGGTCGTGGGATGGGTCGCGGGTCGTGGGATGGGTCGCGGGTCGCGGGTCGCGGGTCGTGGGATGGGTCGCGGGTCGTGGGATGGGTCGCGGGTCTCCGGTTATGGGACCTCCCGCGGCCGCCGAGGATTATCGGACCTTCGGCGCGGACTCGGTTATCGGACGGTCCCATAACTGAGCGGGCGCACATTATCGGACCTCCCGCGCCAGGCGCACATTATCGGACCTCCCGCGCCAGGCGCACATTATCGGACCTCCCGCGGGGATGGTCTTTGCGTCTGGATAAAGCATACAACAATTTCTGTTGTGCGTCAAGGATTTTTGACATTGTTTGCTGGGGATATGGTATAATTTAGGTGTTAGCACGGCTATCCCGGCAATTGTACTTAATGAGGAGAACACACGATGGACACACGCAGGCAACTCCGCAGCACTTTGGACGCAATTAACTGGTCATACGGCAAGGGTGACATCACACACGTTGGCGATGATGGCTACGTCCTGCGACATATGCCGTACGCAGGCGACGACAAGCGGAAGTACACCCTATCCGCCGATGGGCGAAAAGTCACCTTCCTGCGCCACACGCGACGCATAGCACAATAACCAGGTGTCCGGCGTCACCCAGACGCCGGTATCCTGGCAATTGTGCCTATTGAGGAGTACGTGATGACCGAACACGTGTACGCCATCAAACTTGTTGAGGGAGGCTGGACGTTGGAAACGAACGGACGACGCGCTATTCAGCGCGCCCGCAAGGTGGGCGCGCAAGTGTGGTCGCGTGCCGTCGTACCGGGGGTTCTGGCATGGGATTGGCCTACGTTCGTCCTGGGGGCTACTTTGGTTTGGTGTCCCGGCATGACATCGCGAGGGACTATCTCGGTCTTGTGGGCCGTGGACAAGGCTTATCGCCTTGCGGTAGGCAGAGGATTGGTGGGGAAACCGGAGGATTCCCGTTTACGGGCCGCGGCCCACTACTACGGACGGAATCGCCGAAATCCTGGCGATTGTGCGGGGGACGATGCCATGCTGCTGGGTCTCGCCATTGCGGAGGCTCATATCGGGCATGGCATAGGCTGGATTCCTGAGGTTCAAAGGATCGGCGTAGAAATCGCCAAGATTCTTTAGAAGGTCTTGCCTTCCGACGAAATATGTTGTATACTCTATGTGTGGGGTGAACCATATTTCGGAGGCAATTATGAAAATCGCATTCGTCACCATCGTCTTCGTCGGATTGATGATTCTGGGAGGCATGGCCTTGCGGTCCAGCATTCAGACGTTTGACCATGCCGCACGGGCGCAGGAGGCAAGCCTGGCGGAGGCTTTGCGATGAGCCGTGAAATCTGGGTGTTGACCGTCATAACGTACTTGTGGGTTTTTTGCTGAGGATTCGACCAATGACCATCAAAATCGACCATATCGTCATTCACCATGAGACTGATTGTTGCCCCGACCTGTCCGAATTGGGCAAGTACACAAGCCATGTAACGGACGACGAGCGAGAGTCCGGGCGCGTCATTGACCGTGCGGAGGAAGGTCCCGTCGGGAGCCACGAACACCGATACTTTGTTGCCGCAATGTCGGGCGACGAAACGGGAAATCCTGATTCGGTTCGACAGGACTATGCCCGCATGGAGGCATACAATCGCGGAGAACTAAGCATGTACTACGGAATCTATGCGGTAGCCGTCGTCAAGTACTCCAATGACGGGGGACGGACCTGGCGCATGGAGTCCCTGAAATCGGGGGGGATTTGGGTGATTGCATCAGACTGGGATTCCGATTCTATTGGTGCCATAGAGCAGGAGGAATTGGACGACTTGCGGGACCATCTCATCACGTTCGGGGCAGTCACGTCCGACTTCGACGAACACGCCAAACACGCCCAACACGTACGGGAATAGCCGTCGAACGGTTATCCCCGTGCCATGCGTGGGCATGGGATAACCGTTCTATGGAGGATTGACAATGGGACGCAAGTCAGTAAAGATTGAGGCAAAATGGGACGAATTGTCGGCACGTATCACGGAGGAGTTTATGTCGCCTTCTCTGGAATATGGACCTTACGTCATTGTCGAGAACAGGGGCGGAGAGTCTCGGTTGTTGCCGGCCGATTGCCGAGACCTCCGAGACCCTGAGGAACGAATCACGGAGCGCCGGACGGGCTATTATGCCAGACTTTCGGCCTCCGGCTATCTGGATTGCACGGACTACGAAACCATTGATTCCGTAGACGACGTAGAAACCTTTTTCGATACGTGGTGCGAATTCACGGACGAAGAGACCGATTGAGCCATTTCCCTGCGGGCTGGACCGTGCGCCAGCCCGTCCTTCCTGAAACCAAAGACTCTGAGGAGACCTGCCATGCAGAACGTAGCACACAAGACCTTGGCTCCGAATTTCAATCGTGTGACCATCGGAACCGTTTCTCTGTGGTTCTCGTACGAGACCGTCATTGCCTTTGCCGTCAAGGGGCATACCGTGATTTCCGAGAACAAGTGGTCGAAGACCACGGGCAGGCACTTGAATATGATCGACGACGACAAGAGCAAGCGTGTTGACCAAGAGACGTTCTGTGCCATGCTGGACCGTGTGCGCGTGGATGTCCAGACTCCTGAGCCTGAGCCTGAGCCTGAGCCTGAGCCTGAGCCTGAGCCTGAGCCTGAGCCTGAGCCTGAGCCTGAGCCTGAGCCTGAGCCTGAGGAGGGGGACTACATCCTGTCCGATTGCGGCGCGCTGGGCGCTCGGACGCAAGTAAGCATTGTCGGAGGAGGGTCTTTGGGGTCTTTTGGGGCATTCGATACCTTTGACGATGCCATGCTGGCTATCCAGACGCATATGGACCGCCAGCGATTTTGGCCTAACGTGTGGCAGAAATCCGACCACGGCAATCTGTCCTTAATCACGGACGAATTGCCTCCCGCGGATTGACCGACAAGCCTCCACACACGCAAGCCCGCTGGCGGGAACCTCCGCCCAGCGGGCTTTTTCGTGCGCCCACCGCCTACGTCCGATAACGCCAGTTATGTTTTGTTGAATATAGGACCCTCGGCCCCAGGACCCTGCTACCTGACAGGGTCCTATAACCAATCGAGCATAACGCACAATAGCGGACCTTCCTTGGTTATCGGACGGGCCGATAACTCACAACATTATCGGACCCCACGCTCCCCCCAGGCCGGGGTCCGATAATCCGGCCCCCCTCCCCACGGCCCTCCGTCCCTCAGCCCAAATCCCGTGAAATAAAAACAAAAATTCTCAAAAAAGGGTCAAGAATATATTTGCCATCCCACCCCAGAATGTGTCCACTATAGCCAAAGATTTCCCTTGACACGTTCCCCTTAATTTGGTATGTTGGGGGTAAATGACTGAGAAGGGAACAACATGACTGTTAGCGCATTGCCCAAGACACTCACGGTTTTCCTAAGCCCCAGGCAGGCGGCCACGGACGAGCGTAGGGCCTTGGTTGATCTGCATATCAGGTAAACCAGTATGAATCGACGCCAATTCATCTCAGGGATCGTGGGCATCGGCCTCGGCCTGTGGGCCGCTCCCCGTGCCCCGATCATCGAAGGAACAGTCGCGTTGGACAGAGCCTTCCGGCAGTCGCAGGATTTTGTGTGCCAGGAGATGGCAAGGACTCTGTGCCAGAAAAGTGCGTTGTGTGCCGCGATGGCCGCTATTGGAGGATAAGTAAGATGCCGTATATCGAGAATCCCAAGACCAAAGGCAGCGGCATTGTCTGCTGCATCCCCCAGAAGGGGCACTGTCCGAACAAATGCCCAGAGTGCTTTTTCCAGAACGGGCGCTCGTACCTGGAACCACTGGCCGATAACCTGCCCAGCATGCCCGATCCGGTGAGAGTGGCCGCCCTGGGCCAAGTGGTCCGTGTCAATGACGGGAACGACAGCAACGTGGAGAAGGACGTGGTGCTGGCCGCCACGGAATGCTATCGCCATAAATTCTACAACACGGCGATCCCGAACTTGGACTTCCCGGCGTGCATCGGTCGGTCATGGCATGGCATGGGTGACGTAACCGAGGAGTTTGCGCAGGCCCCGGTCGTCCTGACAATCAACCCCGGTCGCATGTGCGACGAGCGGTTCTATCGGATCGAGGATTGTTACTTGAGCCCCGATTCCCGCCGCGGGGCTCCTCCAAGGAATCTCATGTTTGTCCGCCTTCTCGTCAGTCCGACTAACGGGGTCTTGGCCCACCAAGCCATCGACCACTGGACCAAGCAAGATGTCCCGGTCGTGCTGACTTTCATGGCCTACCACCAGGAGCCCCGCATCAAGACGATTCGCTGCGGGACGCCGTGTGACGAGGCAGCGCCCGGATGGGTAGCCCGCCGCCGGACCACCAACACCTATTGGGCGGTCGATGGCGAGACCTGGGCCTCGATCATGCACGCCTACCGCAAGAATCCGCTGGTGTATTCGTGCGGGGAGGGTCTTGGCGGCAGCATAAAGTGTCGGCAGTGCGGGAACTGCCTGAGAGAGTATTTTGCCACAAAAGAAAGGATGAAGGGACTATGATAGTAAAGCAGGTGTTGATTGAGTGTCCTACGCACGGGCGTAAGATGATACAAAGGGGCGAGACCATTGTCATCCAGAGCACCATCGGGGACGATGCACATGGTAGGTCGCTCGCTTTTCCGGAAATATATTGCAGTGAATGTCGTGATCGCTGCTATGTTTTGGAAGTATTTTTGGAGGACTAACGGAACCTGAACCGAAACGTAACGCAAAGTGTCCTTGCGGAAGTGGGCACAAATACAAGAAATGCTGTGGCAAGGCCCGAACCGACTGGCAAAAGCGCATGTGGGAGCGGATCGTGCGAGCGTTTCAGTAGTAAAGGACAACGAACGTGCGGGGAATGCCCGCGGTGAACAAGTACGATTTAAGTTGAGGGCACTATGAAAGATGCACTGGAGTATCTCGCAAAGAAGCACAAGATCAATGTGACCGCCCAGACGGTGCGGAACTGGGAAGCCAGGGGCCGTGGTGGGGTTTGCCTGAAGGGACGCACCCCCGACGCCTTGGACGCCTGGGTCGCGCGATTCGGCAAGAAGGCGTTTGGCCGGGGGCGACCTCGCAAGGCCGCCTAAGCCGGTCAGAAACAGCGATCTTCTTTTGTGACAATAAGGCCCTGCTTCGCGGGGCCTTTGTTTTCTTCTTGACTTTTTATTATAGGACGCTATACTGTTGGTATGAACTGAAGTTAGCTGAGAATCCTTTGTGGAGATCGGGGCGTGGCCAAGACGTTTGAAGTGATGTATCAGGCTGGTGCGGCCGGCTCGGGACGAGCGGTGCATGTGGACGTGTTCAAGCCGGACAAGACGCTGGATGCGGGGCAGTCGGGCGCGGCCGAGGAAGTGGGCGGAACCGGCCGATACCACAAGTCGTTCGTGGCCGACGGTCCCGGCTGGTTTGTGGAGATTTCCGACAACCACGGAGGCAGTGGCACCAAGCATTTCGGCAAGCCGGAGTGGGACGGCCACGGGATTGCGGACGTTGTGGCGGACGTGGCTGTTGCTGTGGCGGCCGTGAATGATGCAATAGGCGCTCTTCAGGTGGCCGTGACCGGGGTGGATTCTGGCTTGGCGGCCGTGGCAGGGGACGTGACCTCTATCAACGTCGGTGTCACCGCCATTCAGGCGACCTTGGCTCTGCTTGAGAACAAGATTGATGCTCTGGAAAGTCCGCCGATGATCGGGTAGGCTGTGTATGCCTATCGGCACTATGCGCCCGGAAGAAACAGGATCTTCTATGTCGCCAAAGACCCGACAGCCGTCGTCTCCGTATTCCTCTGCCGTGCGGGCTCCCCAAAAGCCCTTGCGCCCAGGCCGGTGCGGGGCGAGCCGGGCATATTCTTTGTCGATGTTACGTTATCTGTGGGCAAACATTTGCTTACGGTGCAAGAAGACGGTGTGCGACGGGCCGTATTGGTTGCGGAGGTATCGTGACGGACGATAAGCCTCGAATCGTAGTGGACTTGACCAAGCCCATGCCGCTATCACCGCCGATCACCGAGGACAAGCTCGATGTTTATATTACTCAGCTTGCTTTGTGCGGGAAGAAACGGCGCTCCGCAGAACTGGCACTTCTTGAGCCGCATTCCCTCTGGGCCTACCGCAAGAAGAATGCGGAACTGGCCGAGAGGGAGGCCGAGGCGCTGGCCTTCTACCGGGAGTGGATTTCTGAGGAGATCGAGGCGGAAATCTATCGTCGTGCCATAAAGGGGACGAAAGAGCCCGTGTTTTATGAGGGCACGAAGTGCGGGCACAAGCGGGTATATTCTGACCGGCTGCTCGTTCTACTGGCCCGGAGGCACATTCCGGAATACCGGGAGCATATCACGGAGGATGTCAATGTAAAGGCGGGCGTCCTTGTCGTGAATACGCCCCTAACCGTTCAAGATTGGGAAAAAGTTTATGGCGGAAACACAAACAATTCTGGAACCGACGGGCCAGCCGAGGACAACCAAACCTTATCAGCTACAGTTGGAGCCTCGCCCGAACAACCGAGTGAGAGTGGTTCTCCGAAGCCAGACCCGGAAGGGGCTGTTGGCGACGGCGGAAGTGGCGTGCGATAGGCGCGCTGTGACCGCAGCCGCCGGGGCGTGCGCCGAGCATTTGCGAGGCAAATATGGGGACTTGGTGGACCCGGATCGTGTGGCGATGACCGCCGAGCAGGGGTTTGATGGTTTCTTGGCGGCGATGAATCGAGGGGAGATTGGATATGTCGAGTCATAGGTCTTGCGCCTTCGCGTTGGCCGTGACCGCGGCCTTGATGCTTACGGGCATGTCGTGTGGTAGGAGAGTCGCCCGGCCTGCAGTAGACCCTTCCGCCTCCTGCGTGATGGTGAACTATGTCGGAGGTCATGGATCGGGTTTTGTCGTGGACGCGAACAGCGTCATCACTGCTCGTCACGTATCCGAGGGCAAGCCGATAGTCTGGGTAGAGACGCAGGACGGCCAGGTTTATATGGTCGTTCGTGAGGAAGAGGCAAAGAGGGATGCCAGTCGTCTCTACGTGGACCGTCCCTTCGACGTGCCCCCGCTGACCCTGTCCCCGGCACCTGTCGTGGCGGGGGAGAGGGTCCTTGTGATTGGCACACCAGGCGGCCGAGGCAACTTCAATGCCCAGTTGCCCGGCGATGTCGTCAAGGTAGGCGTGGACGCGGATTACGGCTATGGCCGCGCTACCGGCATGGTTCTGATTGATGCGCATTGCTGGAAAGGGACTTCTGGCGGCCCGGTCCTGCGCGAGGGCCAAGTAGTCGGTATTGTGGTTATTGCGGAAGCTGGTTTGACGGGGATGTTGCCTGTTTCGGAATTTAGGGAGATCGTGCCCTGATGGCGAAGGTAGAGTGGGTAGTAGTCGATGATCGCCTTCGCGCTCGCGTGGACGGCCGGCTGTCTACGTGGTTTCCGCAGCCCGGCTCGCAGCAGGCGTTCCTTCAGTGCCCAATCCGGGAGGTTTTGCTGGAAGGCAACCGCGGCGGCGGAAAAACGGACGCCCTGCTCATGGACTTTGCTCAATTCGTCGGTAAAGGTTACGGTCCCGAGTGGCGCGGGATCATCTTTCGGCGCACATTCCCGGAACTGTCCGACGTGACACAAAAAGCAAGATTGTGGTTCAAGCAAATCTGGCCTAATAGTAGTTTTAATGTCCAGAAAATGCTGTGGCAATGGCCCACGGGCGAGACTCTGTATTTCAGACACATCCTCCGCGAGGGCGACTACTTGGATTACATCGGGCACGCCTACCCGTGGATCGCTTTCGAGGAGTTGGTAACGTGGCCGACCCCGACGAACTATCTTGCGATGATGGCGTGTCATCGATCCTCTGTCGCTGGTATACCGCTTCACTACCGCGCCACCACCAACGCTTACGGCCCTGGGCACAATTGGATCAAAAGGAGGTGGAGGCTTCCTATTCTTCCGGATCGACTGATAGGTCCTGTGATTGCGGATTCAGTTAACAAGGACGGGGAAAAAGAACAGCCACGATGTGCTGTTCGTAGCCGGCTGGCGGAAAACAAGATTATGCTGTACGCTCAGCCGGATTACCTCGTTACAGTCTCGGCGTCGGCCGCCAACGCGGCGCAGCGGGCCGCCTGGGTTGATGATGACTGGAATATAACGGCCGGCGGCATGTTTGACGACCTTTGGTCTGACAGGGTTCATGTTATTCCGGACATACCGTATGCAGTATTGGAGAAATCTGGCTGGTTCTTGAATCGCGCCTATGACCACGGGCAGGCCAAGCCATTCTCCGTGGGCTGGTGGGCAGTGTCCAACGGGGACCCTATTCGTCTCGGCGACCGCTTGATTGGCGAAAAGAAGGGCGACATTATTCGATTCGCCGAATGGTATGGATTCACAGGCGAAGATAATGAGGGCATTCGGATGCCGGCCGGAGACATCGCCCTGGGGATCAAAGAGCGCGAGCAGGAGATGGGTTTGTGGGGCCGCATCAAAAAGGGACCTGCCGACTCGGCTATTTTTGCCAAGTATGATGGCAAGAAGTCCGTGGCCGGCGATATGGCAGCCAAGGGGATTTATTGGGATGCTGTGGACAAGAGCGGTGGATCGCGTAAGCAGGGGTGGGAGCAGATTCGCAAGTTGCTGAAGGCGTCGATTCCACAGGATGGCTGTCGGGAAGAGCCCGGCATGTTTGTGTGTCAGCGGTGCGAGCAGTTCCGGCGCACGCTGCCTCCTCTGTCTCGAAAAGACAATGATCCTGATGACGTTAATAGCGACATGGAAGACCATATCGCAGATGAGACCCGGTATCGGTGCCGGTGGGTGCGTAAATCATTCCTCTCAAGGAGTTGGTGACATGGCTTCGGACGTAACTACAGTGTCGTCTGCTTACAAGCGGATGCTGCCAAAGTGGGTGAGAATTCAGACCGTCCTCGAAGGAACGGACTCTCTGCGCGAGGCGCGTGAGACGTATCTGCCCAAGCACGAGGCCGAGAGCGACCCCCGGTATGAGGAGCGGTTGAATGGATCGATTCTGTTCAACATGGTCGATCTGACTCTGAGAACCTGGGTGGGAAAGCCGTTTCAGAACAAGATGCGGTATTCAGATGATTTTTCTCCTGAACTGAAGCCGCTGATGGAAGATGTTGACCTCCAGGGCAATGATCTGTGGATTTTTGCTCGGAAGTGGTTTCGTGAGGGTGTGGCAAAGGCGTTCTGCCATGTGCTGATAGACTTCCCCCGGATCGATCCGGCCGGGCGCACGGCCGCGGACGATGACCGGGAGGGAGTTCGTCCTTACTTCGTCAAGATCGATCCGGAAAACGTGACCTTTATGGCGGCGGAGCGGATCAACAATAAAGAGGTCTTAACCCATGTCCGCATCCTGGAATCAGTGACAATGCTGGACGGCTGGGAAGAGGTTTCTGTGACCCAGTATCGGGTGCTGGACAGGGTGGTTAGGGTTCTGGAAAACGGACAGGAGGTTGTTCGTGTCCAAGTTACGCTCTGGCAGCAGCAGGTGGTGGAGGTTAGTGCCAATCGAAAGGAGACCAAATGGGTGGTAGTCGATACATGGGATATGGATATTGATGAGATTCCGCTGGTGACATACTATGCGGATCGTACGGGTCTTATGGAGGGCAAGCCGTGCCTCGATGACCAAGCTCACCTGAACATTCGTCACTGGCAGTCCACTTCGGACCAGATTTCGGTGCTAACCGTGTCGCGGTTCCCCATCCTTGCGGGCGCGGGGGTAGACGAGGACGAGACGGGCGGCAAGAATGTCATTGGCCCCTATCGGGCGCTGACCACGGCGGACCCCGGCGGCAAGTGGTACTATGTGGAGCATAGCGGGGCCGCGATTCAGGCCGGTAAGCAAGATTTGGACGACCTGGAGGCGAGGATGAAAAGCTATGGGGCCGAGTTTATGAAGGCCCGCCCGAGTCGAGAGACGGCATCCGCTCGCGTCCTTGACTCGGCCGAAGCTGCGTCACCACTCCAGGATGCCGTGGCCCGATTCAACGATGTCCTGGCCTATGCTTTGTATTTCATGGGAAAGTGGCTGGGGATTGAGGTCAGGGGTCGGGTTGAGATTCCAACCGACTTTGGTTCGCTTGATGCCAACGATATTTTGATGCTGAATGGCGCACGGGAACGCGGAGACTTGGCTCGCGTGACCTACTTGAAGGTATTGCAACAGAACGGCAAGTTGCCGAACGATTTTGATTATGCCGCCAATGAGGCGGCCCTGAAAAAGGAGCAAGAGACAAATGTTCGATCTGCTGAAAAACAAAGAAGTGAAGGACCTGACGGGCGTGCCGGAGAATCTTCGGGGGCTGTATCGTCCTAAGGCGGACAACAGCGGCTACGAGATTCGCAGCGACGATGCCGGCGTGTCCAGCGCTATCGCGGCGATCACCGGCCTCGGGGGCGCGCTCTCAGCCTCGCGAAAAGAGGCGGACCAGCTTCGCAATACTGTCCCGGACCTGTCCGTCCTGAAGGACTACGGCGACACGCCCCAGGCGATTGCAGACAAGATCAAGCAGACCATCGCCGACTTGAGCGCCAAGGGCAGTGAGGCTGGCGCGGCCATTGAGCGCGTCAAGCACGAAATGGCCCAGGTCCATGCCGGCGCTCTGGGCGAGAAGGACAAGGCCATTGCGGGACTGACTGCTCAGTTGCACGAGCAACTTGTGGGGGCGGAGATCAACCGAGTGGCGTCTGAGAAGGGCGTTGATTCCGACCTTCTACGTCCGTTTATCATGCCGAATGTGCGTGTCGTATCCGACTCCAATGGCAAGCTCAAGCCGGTGGTAGTCGAGGCGGATGGAAAGACCGTTCGGTATTCTCAGAAGACGGCGGGCGCAGAAATGGGTGTTGGGGAGCACGTCGAAGAATTGCTGTCCCAAGATAAGTTTAAGGTCCTTGTCCCGTCCAAGGCTCCGGTTGGCGGCGGCACTGCTCAGCCGAATCGACAGGTGCAGCGGCCTGGCGCGGCCCCCAAGACCTCCGTCGATAAGATTGCGTCCGGCCTCAAGAAGTTGGGATAGTTCGCGGAATTGTCTTGACTTTATCGGACGTTTCTGGTAGCATGATGTTGACGTTGTGGCACGGGCAATGGGGCGATCCCGCCGAAACCGCGATGGTGAATGTGCCTGAGACATCGGTGAATTGATTGTCGTGTTTTTTCTTTTAAGGAGATCGCCTCATGGCATCCATCACTTTCGTGGAAGCTGCAAAGCTCTGTCAGGATGAATTGGTTTCCGGCCTGATTGAGAATGTCATCACCGTGAATCCGTTCTACAACATCCTTCCCTTTGATTCCATCGACGGCAACGGCCTGACCTACAATCGTGAGGATGTCCTCGGCGATGTCCAGGTCGCAGGTGTTGGTGATACGATCACGGCCAAGAACGCGACGACCTTCACCAGCGTCACGTCTGTTCTGACCTCGATCCTCGGAGACGCTGAGGTCAACGGCCTCGTTCAGGCCACTCAGAGCGGCGAGACGAACCAGACTGCCCAGCAGATTGCGTCCAAGACGAAGACCGCGAGCCGTAAGTATCAGGACATGCTCATCAACGGAACGGGCGCGGGCAACGAATTCCTGGGCCTGCTTGGGCTGGTGCCCTCGGCCCAGAAGGTTCCCACCGGCGCTACCGGCATGAACCTGAGCTTCGGCGTGCTGGACACGTTGATGCATTTGGTTGTGAGCAAGGACGGGCAGGTGGACTACATGCTCATGCCTGCCAGAACCATTCGCGCCTACAAGGCTCTTCTTAGGGCTCTTGGCGGTGCTGGCGTCAATGAGGTCATGGAGATGCCGAACGGGGCTCGTGTGATTGCTTACGAAGGTGTCCCGATCTTCCGCAATGACTACATCCCCACCAACCAGACGAAGGGCGGATACGCCAACTGCACGACTATCTTCGCCGGCTGCATCGATGATGGTTCCCGGAAGGTCGGCCTGACTGGCCTCACCGCGAGGAATGCTTATGGCCTTGAGGTCGAGCAGGTCGGCGTCCACCAGACCAAGGACGAGCGCATCTGGCGCGTCAAGTGGTATTGTGGTCTGGCGCTGTTCAGCCAGCTTGGCGTGGCCTCCGCTGACGGTATCCGCGACTAATCGAGTTCAACAATCAGAGGGCGGTCCTCACCGCCCTCTGATTCTTGTGACAGCATTTTCGAGGAGTAATCATGGCTGCAAAGCATTTTCTTTTGCGCGCCGGCCTCAAGATGGCAGTCGTTGTCGCCGAGGAAGAGGCGGATGCCAAGGCAACAGCCAAGGCCGCCATTGTTGGCGACACGAATACCGATTGGGACACGGCCGTAGTGACGGAACTGACTGCCGCGGCTGGCGCGGACATGGAGGGCTGGCGGCTGAATGTCAAGGTCGATACGCCGTTGGACGTAGAGGTCTATAATGTGACTGCCGTTGGAGAGGCCGCGGACACGCTCGATGATCTGGCCGATGCTGTGGTGGTGTTGCTGGAGGCGGCCGGAGGCGCTGCCTTGACACCGTCCTACGCCACGCCGAACCTGACCATCGCCGAGATTGCCGACAATATTGGCGATCACAAGGTTTACGTCACCGTCATGCCGCCCGCGACTTGGCCCGACCCCGACATCGCAATCCCTGGGTTTGTTGGCGCGATCGTGGACGAAGGAATCGCCGGCGCTGTTTTGACGGCAGCCTTGGTCCCTGCTCAGAGTATCCCGGTAGTGACTGACTCTCTGGTGGCTCCCGCCGTGACGGATGTACGTGACGGGGTGGATTATGGCACAGGGGGTGATGCATCGGAAGGCACCTGCGCCGTTCCCGCGGCTGCCGATGTAGAGGCAGGCGTTGCCGTAGATGACGCGGTCGGCACGTTCGCCGTGCCCGCGGTGGGCGACGTGGAGGCCGGCGTGGAATATGGCGATACCGCCGAATTCACCGGCACGTTTGCCGTTCCGGCGGTGGGCGACGTGGAGGCCGGCGTGGAATTTGGCGCGGCCGCCGAATTCACCGGCACGTTTGCCGTTCCGGCGGTGGGCGACGTGGAGGCCGGCGTGGAATATGGCGATACCGCCGAATTCACCGGCACGTTCGCCGTGCCCGCCGTGGCCGATGTGCGCGACGGGACTACGTTCGGCGACTTGGAGGAATTCGAGGGGACTCTCGACGTGCAGAACAAGGTCTACAAGCTCGTCGTGCCGGCTTCGGTGCTGATTCCTCGTGCCAACGGCATTGACACGCTGGTCATCTCGGCCGGGTCTGCCGCCGATGCGCTGGCGATGGCTCAGGCGTTGTCTGGAGCGGACTATGACGCCCTCTGGACGAATGCTACCGCGACCGAATTGGTTGGCGGGACGGACATGGAAGATTGGACCATGAACGTCACTGTCACCAGTGCGGCCGGGGAGGAGCTTTACGACGTGACTGTCACCGGCGCTGGCAGCGATACCTTGGCAGACATGGCGGGCGACATGGTGACGGCTCTGGAGGCTGCCGGCGGCGCGGCGTTGACCCCGTCGTGGGACGCAGGCACGTCTACTCTGACTGTGGCCGCGATTGCTGATGGAATCGGCAACGCGACGGTGGAGGTTAGCATCTACCCGCCGCTGGCGACTGAAATCGCGATTCCGGGCTTTGTCAGCACGATCACCGATGGCGGTGAGGCTGCCGCGGCCCTGACTGTGTTGATGGTCACGGACAACCCGATCCCGAACATCAACGTCCAAGCCAAGAACAAGGAATAACCGACTCATTGAGTCTTTTAATGGCCCCGCCCGAATGCGGGCGGGCTTGAGTAAGGAGTAGCAGATGCCTTCGGAGCCGTATCTGGTTGAGTTGCCGGCCACGAATGCCGGTCCCATTGAGGATCGTGTGAATGTACTGGTTGTGTGGGCCGAAGACGCCACGGACGCCAAGGCGCTGGCCAAGGCGTACCGCACGGGCGACAGCGACGCCGCCTGGGCTGCAGCGACCGTGACGCAGATTGCCGCCGGCACGAATTTTGCTGACTGGCGGTTGCGAGTCGTCATCGTGGACCCGACGACCCTCGCAGTCGTGGGTGATGTGACGGTCACCGGCGCTGCCGCGGCCACGGTGGATACCATCGGGACGGCGATGGCCGCGGCCTTGATTGCTGCGGACATTGGCTGTGACAACGCCGCGTACGACACCAACACGAACATTCTGACGATTTCGAGCATAGCGGACGGCCTCGGCGACCATATCGTGACGGTCGAGTTTCTGCCTCCGGTGACGTGGGGAGGCTACGACGTTCCGATTCCGAGCTTCGTCGGTGACATTACCGACGAGGGTGTGGCCGCCGCCGCGTTGACGGTCGTCCTGAACGCCAATGACGTGCCGAATATCGCTGGCGCGTACCAGAAGAGAGCGTTGTAAGCCATGATCCTGACCTTGACCGGCCCGTTTGCGGGCAAGACAGTCCTCTTGAACGGTCGGCAGTTTGTCGGGGGTCGCCTGGAGATCGTGGGCGACCCTCGATCCTGCCAACTGATCGCCGACTACTACCGAAGGTGTTATGAGGTCGCCATAGACGGTGACCTGCTGGCCAAGCCGACGCCGACAGAGGAGGAGTTGAAGCTGCTTGACGCCATTCAACAGACGCCTCGCGAGGAATGGGTCACGGATGACGATGGAGAGCATCCGACCGTGGCGGCGGTAGCACTCGTGACAGGCAACTATCGGCTGACCAAAGAAGAGATTGTTGGGGTCCTCAAGAAATGGCCGCTCAGTTCGTAGTCCAAGACCCAGACGTGCCAACCGCCGACGCGAACGCCTATATTTCTGTGGCGTTCTTTCGGCAGTATTGCGAGGATCGGGGCTACACGCTCACGGCCCTGGATGCGGCCATTCAAGTCGCTATCGTCAAGGCGACCGACTTCATGGACACACGATGGACCTACGCCGGGTTGAAATATGCCGAGGATCAGTCCACAGAATGTCCTCGACAGGGCGTCATCAACTCAGCCGGCTATTGGGTATCCGGATTTCCCCTCGCGTTTCAGCAGGCGTGTGCTGAGTATTCTCGTGCCGCGCTGTCCGCCGACCTTATGCCTTCGCCAACTGTGGACGACAGCCGCCTCAAGGTGAAGGAGATCAGTAAATCAGTTGGGGGGGCTGTGTCCAAGCGAATCGTCTTTATGGGCGGCGGAGGGCACTATCAGTGGCCAACCTACCCGCTGGCGGATCGAATGATGCGCCGGTCGGAATTGGTTGCCAGTAGCCGAGGGGAGATCGCGCGGGGATGAGTGATGTTGCTTGGATCAAGGCGCTGATTGAGTCTGAGGGCCGGTCCTGTACCTTGAGTAAGTTTGGGGCCGCTAAGGATGAGACCAAGCCGTGGCGGGGCCACAAGGACCCGGACGAAGACGAGGACCAACTTCAGGTCAAGGCCGTCTTTGTTAAGTTCAAAGTTAACGAAATAGACGGGGAAATTGTGAGGCGAGGGGACCAGTATGCCTTCTGTGCCGGCGACACCGCCGCTGATGGCTATGAGTTGCTGATAGACGGCACTGAGGTATGGAAGATAGTGGGGGCCGATAAAATCGCCCCCGGCGAGGAGATTTTGCTTTACAGGCTGCACCTTAGAAGGTAAGATGTTGGTATGATTGCAGATCGTGAACAGGCCCGTGACGAAATGCTTGCCTTGGTGCAGGGCGTGGCGACGGCCAATAGCCTGACGGCGATCTATGACGATTCGAGGACACCCCCTCCCGCCACGTCCGCCTGGGTTCGTGCGACGGTGCAACACAACACCGGGAGCCGAAGGAGTCTGGGGCCTCGGGGGCGGCACACACAAAGCGGTATTGTGTTCGTGCAAATATTCAGCCCGGCCGGCGACGGCCTCGAAAGCAATGATGAGCACACGAAAGCGATGGAGGCTGCTTTTCGGGGGGCGGCAACGCCGGGAGGTGTTGTGTTCCATGACGTATACACGCGGGAGATTGGATTGTCCGGCCCGTGGTTTCAGAGCAATATGACAGCCCATTTCGAGTATGATTTAGTGGGAGGCTGATATGGCCCTCGTTAGCAAGATTGACAGCAACATCGTTGAGGTTCGGTTTGCGGAAGAGGACACGCCTGGCGTCGTGAGCGGGGACGAAACGTGGCATCCGTTGGAGCCCAATACGATCACTGACTTCGGCGCAAACGTGTCTACGGTTAGCCGGTCCCCAATCACCTCCGACCGCCAGCGGCGCAAGGGCACGCGGACAGGAATCGAGGTTGGCGGCAAGATGAATCACGATCTGGTTCAGGTTGGCCTTCAGAACCTCCTTCAAGGATTCATGTTTGCCGACCTCCGGTCCAAGACGGAGAAGACGAGCGGCATTACCGGCGTGGACGGCGACAACGAGCAGTACGCGGCCGCCGCCGGGCTGGACAGCTTTGACGCCGGGGATTTGGTGTTGGCCTCCAATTTCGGTGTGGTAGCCAACAATGGGCTCAAGCTGGTGACCGTGGCCGCCGCCGGATTGCTCACTGTCGCGGAGAATCTAACGACCGAGGCAGATCCTCCGGCAACGGCCAAGCTCGTCAAGGTCGGATTCCAGTTCGCCTCTGGTGATGCCTCCATTGTCGTGAGTGGGGACCTGCCTGTCTTGGCAACTTCTGTGAAGGACTTGACTGAGCTTGGACTCGTGCCTGGCGAATACATCTGGATCGGCGGAGACGCTGCGGTCACACAGTTTGCCAAGGCGGCCAACGCGGGCCTGTGCCGCGTTCGTTCGATTGCTGCCAACGCAATTGTCTTCGACAAGACTCCAGCTACTTTTGAAGTGGACGCCGGCGAGGACAAGACCATCCGGATTTTCTTTGGCCGTGTTCTGAAAAACGAGACCGGGGCCGACATCAAGACTCGCACATACCAGATCGAGCGTTCCCTGGGCGCGCCGGACGACTCTTCCCCGGAGGATATTCAGTACGAGTACCTGATTGGCGCGTACGCCGATGAGCTAACTCTGACTATTCCGACGGCCGATAAGGCGACCATCGACATTGGCTTTGTTGCGATGGACGTGGAGCACAACGATTCGACTACCGGAGAGAAAGCCGGCAGTCGTCCCGACTTGACGGCAGAGGATGCCTTCAACACAAGCTCGAATGTCGCCAGAATCAACCTCGCTGTGGTAAGCGACACGAATGAGGCTCCGACCTCGTTGTTTGCGTTCGTGTCTGACCTGGCGCTGACGGTGAAGAACAACATCAAGGCCGAGAAGGCCGTTGGTGTGGTGGGGGCGTTCGGCGCTACTGTTGGCACATTCGAGGTTAGCGGAAGCCTTACTGCATTCTTCACAGACGTTGCCGCGGTGCAGGCTGTCCATGACTACGAGGATGTCACTTTGGACCTGCACCTGTTCAAGAACAACACCGGCATCTCAGTAGACGTGCCCCTGCTGCACCTGGCTGACGGGCGGGTGAATGTCGAGAAGGACTCTCCGGCGAAACTGGCACTGAGTCACATGGCCGAGACCGGGGCCACGGTCCACGCAAACCTGAACCATACTTTGCTTTTTATTTTTTGGGATTACCTGCCCGCGGCGGCGATGTAAGCCGCGGATTCATGCGGGGCCGGTGCAAGGATGCTTCCGAATGATCGGCCGGCCCTGCCACTTTTTTCGCAGCTACGACAAACTGCTGTATTGGAGTAAAGATGTCGTCTATTCACAAGCTCTTTAACACGGATCGATTGGCGGAAGTGAATGGAATCGAGGTCACCATTGGAGACGCGGTTTTTCTGTTGGCGCGTGCTGGGGGCGGCAACAAAGCCTTCACCAAGGCTCTTGAGCGGAATTCCCGTCCGCATCGGCGGGCGATCCAGCTTGAGGCGGTCTCCGATGAGGTTGCGACCGAGATTGTTCATCGCACCTACGCTGAGACTGTAGTCAAGGATTGGCGCGGCGTTGACGAGGGCGACCTGATTATCGATCAGTCGCAGTATGACGAGTCCGCGAGCTATCCCCCTCTGGCATTTTCGGTTGAGAATGCTGTGAAGCTGTTCCGGGCGCAGCCGGACCTATTCGTGGCCCTGAAAAGTGCCGCGGATGACTTCACCAACTACCGACGCGCGATCCGCGAGGGTGATGCGGGAAACTGACCGACTGCTTGGCCTATTATGTGGACTTGGGCCAAGCAGAACGCAGAATCGTCCAAGAATGCATGTTGCGGCGGTGCAAGCTGCCGGATCGCATTGCTAATGCCCCCAGCCTGTTTCTCGGCAATGAGATATGGTTCACGGCCTTCCTTGATTTAAGCAACGAGCGGGAAATAGGCTGGGGGGCCGGCCCTATCCGTTGGACCGCTATGCGGGACTACGCGGAGGCGTGGGACCTTGACCTCGAAGACCTCGAATATTTTATCCGCGAAATGGATAAGGTCTATCTGACCAAGACCGCCCCGAAAAAGCCTTGACATTTGGCGAGGAAGGTCCTATAATAGCAGCATGGCCGATTATGTGGTTCGGGATATTGGCGAGCTTGAGAAAGTCCTGATGGGCGAAATCGAGGGCTTGGTTCAGAACATCGGTCTTGCCATTGCCGGGGAGGAGATCATCGCAACGCCCGTAAAGACCGGCCGCGCGATGGGTAGCTGGGTAGCCTCGCTGGGGCATCCGCCGACTGTGGTGATTGACGGCCTCGCCTCCGCCGACCGAATGGCCAACGCCGCAGAGGCATCCGCAAGGGCTATCCGGCAGGCTACCGCGACGATTCGGCGATTCCGCCTGGGCAGAGAGGGCATAGTCCGCTCGGGCGAGGGGGATATTTGGCTGGTCAACTCAACCCCGTACATCCTGGACCTGAATAACGGATCGTCGCGGCAGGCCCCGGCCGGCTTTATTGACTTGGCCCTTCAGCGGGCGATGACCAACGTAGGTACGCGACAGGTGGTCTAATGGCGAGTTCAGTGACATATCAGGTTGCGGTTAATATTTCGGCCAAAGGAGGGCCGGCCGCGCGTGCCAGCGTTAAGGGCGTCTCCGATGAGGTTCGCCAACTAAAAGCCCTGCTGGGCGGCTACATCTCCACCGCGACCTTATACCAGACGCTCAGGCTCGCGGACACCTATGCAATCATGCTGAACCGGCTGCGTGTGGTGACGACCAATCAGTGGCAACTGAATCGGGCCATGCAGGCGATGTACGACATCTCCTTGGACACTCGATCTGGTCTTGCGTCGAACGTAGAGATGTATGCCAGAACGGCGATCAACACGAAGCATCTGGGCATCGAGCAAGAACGGCTGATTGGGTTCACCAAATCTCTTCGGCAGGCAATCGCCCTGTCTGGAGTCACGGCTCGCGAGGCGGACTGGGGCATGATTCAGTTGTCCCAAGGCATGTCGGCCGGCGCTCTTCGTGGCGACGAGTTGCGATCCGTCATGGAGCAGTTGCCGGTGGTCGCTGATGTACTGGCAAAAAGCATGGGGGTCACGAGGGGTGAGTTGCGATACTTGGCGTTTCAGAGCAAGGTCACCACTCAGGTGATGATCCGTGCCTTTGAGGAGGCTCGCCAAGAGCTTGAGGATCGTTTCGCCAAGAGAATCCCGACACTGAGCGAGGGGGTGGGCGTCTTGGCATCCTCTGTTTTGAAGTATGTCGGACAATCTGACCAGGCATTGGGAGTTACCCGTAGCTTGGCGGCGTTAATGCAGAGTGCCGCCCGAAGCATGAACGTGATTGGTCCGATTATCGCCGGCGTGGGGGCGGGGCTGTTGACGCTGGTGCTGCGGTTCACGGCACTGAAGGCCCTATTGCTGGTGAGTCCTGGCGGCTGGATAGCCGCGGCGATTGCCGGAGCGGCTGTCGCCACTGTGGCGCTGATTAGTCATTGGGACGAGATTTCGGTTGTCATAGGACGAGTGCATGACAATCTTGTCTCTCTGGGCATTCCGATCCAAGCAGTGGTGGACAAGACGAGCCAGTGGCTTAGTGGCTGGAAAACGTTGTTTGAACTGATTAAGGTCTCTTCCCAAATGACTCCGGCCCGCGTGTCGGCAATGGAGTTTGGTATCAGGAACCCAAACACTGTGTCTGGTCTGTCCCCGGAGGTCGAGCGGTTTTGGGCCATGCGACGAGCCGCAATGGCGGCGGGAGATACCGCCGCCCTGGGTAATCTCCCCCTCCCCGGAGCAAGAAAGATCGGCCCGCACGAGCAGGCGGCGCTCGATGCCCTCCGGGCTAAGTCCCAAAAGGCTCCCGAAGAACTGGCCTCGGGCTGGCAGCCCACTATCGAACAGCAGACATGGTTTGCCAGCCTCCAGCGCCCGCTGGATGATTATATGAGCCGGCTGGAGGCTGTTGAGGGGTTCACGAATCAGGTCACGGAGGCTCAAGAGCTTTACACTCGGCAATTGCTTGAGGGCCAGATTAGCCAGCAAGAGCATAATAAGCTGATGGGGGAGGCAGAGGTCAAACTGCAGACATTGAGGGACGCTACGCGGGAACTGATTCGAGCCACGGACGACAATGCTGCGGCGAACAATCAAGCGTATGTGGACGGCCTGAAAAGTATTGAGCAGTATCAGCGGGCCTCGGCTCAATTGTGGCTCAAGTCCACAGAGGGGGCGACGGACTACGGAACCGGGCTGAAGCGGGGGTTGACGGAGGTGTGGCTCAAAGCCACTAACGACGCGGAGCAGATGCAGGATGCTGTGGGCAACGTGTTTAGTGGCATGAGTGACATGGTAACGGACTTTGTTACCAAGGGTAAGGTAGATTTCAGCGGCTTTGTAGATAGCGTGCTGGCGGACCTGACTCGAATGCTGACCAATAAGTTAATTATGGCTCCGCTGATGCAAGGACTCGGGCTTTCCGGGGCAGGAGCGGGCGTGCCCGGCAAGGCGGGAGGTGGATGGCCGCCCGTGGATCGTCCGGTATGGATGGGCGAGAACGGCCCGGAGATCTTCAAGCCCAGCCAAGCCGGCGCGGTGGTTCCTCACGAGGAGGCTATGAACCAAGGCTCCGGCGGAGATGTCACAATCATCTATGTGGATAGCATGGATCAAGCATATTCGGCCATGCAAAACGCAAAGGGGCGGGCCATTATCCTGAATACCAAGGAGCGCAGGCGATAATGTCTTTCAGCAATAATATGGAGAATACCACACTCCAGGACATTGTTGCGAGATACCCGACAATGTACCTGGCCCTCTCCTCAACAGACCCCGGCGAGGATGGGGCGGGGATCACCGAGCCGGTGATCGGAGGATATGTGCGGCAGCTTGTGGGTCCCATGACAGTAACCGGCAGTGTGGCGACAAACAATAATCCCATTATCTTTCCAAAAGCTACCGAGGACCAAGGCACTGTGTCCTACGTAGCGCTGTTCACGGCAGAGAGCGGTGGAACCATATTGGGATCGCAGGAGATTGCCCCAGTAGCGATAGAGGTTAATGTGAAGATCGTTGTTCCTTCCGGCACTTCGATTCTGACGATGGATTGAGCTATGGCTATCAATGCAGCAACAATTTGGGAAGTTCGCACTACTGGTTCCTCACTGGCGGGCGGCGGATTCGCCGACCTTGATCCGGGAGTGTCGGTGGATTATAGCCAGCAACCACTTCCTCAACTGACTCTTTCGGATGTTGCGACGATATCGGCTAATCCAGTAGTCACGTCGGCCACAGGCGGATTTACTCCTCAAATGGTAGGCAATGTCTGTTTGTTGTATGTTCCTGGCTTTTATTACTTCGTTCAAATCGTAGAGTACATCGACACGAACACAGTAAGGATGGACAGAGCGGCAGCAGGCACGGGCTCTAATCGG